TTGGCTTCTGTGCGTTGGAAAACGACTGGCTGAAATAAAAACGAGAGGCTGTCAGCAATGACGACCTTTTGTTTTTGCTGGAAAGACCTAAAATGAGCCATTCTGAGGCGTTTTATACTTTGGACGGCAAACTTATCGACCGAACACGGAAAACGGCTTTGGCGCAGCTCTACGGGGCTGTGAGTGCATTGTAGATATCTACGACTATTGCAGGAGGGAAAAATGCAGTACATGACAGCCGATACAAAGGTCAATGGGTACATGGTTTACCCTCGATTCCTCTCGACTATTGGCGTTAGCCCAACAGAGAAAATTGTTTACATTTACCTGTTCAATCGTGCAAGGTCGTCACAGAGGGCAAGTAGAAGCGGAAAGTTTGCTGACCAACTAGGGCGAGTATACATCGTGTATCCCATCAAAGACCTTGCTGCCGATACTGGATTCACAGAACGATGGGTCAAGAAGTCTCTGAAAGAGCTGGAAGAAGCCAGGTTGATCGAGCGCAAGCGTGAAGGGAAGAACAAGCCCGATAAGATATACGTCAAAGTGCCGGAAGAATCTTCAAAGAGCGAAAAGGGAGGTGAACAATCATTCACCTCTGAGGGGAACGATGCTTCACCTGTGAGGGGAACAATCGTTCACCTCCTTAATATAGAAGAAAAGAAAAGAAAAAAAGTTATTAAGAAAGCGGGCGACCCGCCCGATGGGAACGCCAGCACGCCGGACTTCGAGGATGTGAGCGAGTATTTTCTGGATGCTGGATGTGAGAACAGGCTTGCCAGCAGGTTCATGAACTACTATGATGGAACAGGTTGGATGACCAAGACCGGAAAGCCTATCACCAACTGGAAGGCCTTTGCTGATATGTGGATTGACAAGGAACAGGAGAAGCAGCAGTACAGCGAGCCAGAGTTCAATCACCTGTAAAGGTTCTTTCCCCCTACAACCCTCTATCTCAAAAGCTACACCGTTAGCCAGCAGAGCAGACCGTAGGCGAGAACTAGCGTGAGGTTCGGACTGGTGGATGGTCTGCGACTATTTCACATGGAGAATTGACTTCATTTTGTAGTCAGTTGGATATGTACAAATGTTGCTTTGACTATTCCTAACAGAACGCTATGAATTAAACTGAATACCATAGTGCGTTACTGGGAATTAAATCGGGCAGGAACAGACCGAATCGGATGATACGACTATTTCAGCAGAATAATCCCTAGATAATTACTAGGATATGTAGGCGTATATTATAATAAGTACGGTTGGTATACGAATTTGGTATGGCTAGTGAGTGAATAAATGAGTGGATATATGCAATAGATTATGAATTTTATGCGGTCGGATGACTTAGCGACTATCGCATCTCTCTTTCCCTAAAAGGCAAACGACTATTTCACACAAAAATTACACGACTATTTAACGCTAATTCGTAAGAAAACGCTACAACTATTACTCTGCGACTATCAGCGGACAGTTCGTTACTGTACTATATACGGGACTTTCAAACGATTGTTGTCTGACGACTTTACGACTATTCCACGACTATCCGCCGGAATAAACTACGACTATTAGCTACGACTATTCCAGCCGGAACGCTGCGACTATTGCTGACCACTATTAGCTATCGGGCGAAAGCCCGAAAAGAGATACGGCGGCAGCCGTCAATGGTTCCGCGCCGCCCGCCGCGTTCTTGCCGCTGGATTGCCCCGCCGGGCATGGGTCTATAACAGGGCGCACCCTTATATACCTTATTATAATATAGCGGCTGTGCTGACCTGTACAGCGTCCGGCGTGGCGGTGGTATCTGGTATCGGTGGAGGTGCTACACTTGACGGTATGCCCTCCAGCGTGGCACAGGTGGTGTATAGGCGGCTTGCGTGTTTGCTGTATTGTGTGCGCTGGAATGGGTCAAATTAACTGAAATGCCCCTGTAAAGCCCTGTAAACGCTTTTGACGTTTGGGCGGTATAATTGTATGGATGGCAGAAAGGCCGTTGTAAACGCTTGTATGTGGCTGTATTGCAGCGGGACAAAATAAAAGCCCTGCACCCTCAGCAGATGCAAGGCAAAAGAAAAGCCCCGCCAGCGTGGGCGGGGTTGAGAATTATGCATTTTGATAAAGTAAAGTAATTTCTTTGATTTTGAAATTTTTGTCGGTGCAGTGCTCAAAAAGAAGATGCGATTCTAAAAAATGTTGTGCTTCTTCTTTTGTGTGCCCGTTCTGAACAAAATTTTCCTCATTTTCACCGGGAAAGCCTTCGCTTTCTACGAAACCAGACCACACAACACGGAATGTGTAAACGTGGTCAATCGTAGGATCTGCGAAATATTTTTCATTATAAGTGGTGTTATTTTCGTCCTCAGTGAAGAAACCAAAATTGTGCAGCGTCCTTTTCACGTCGTTATAATCAATTAAAACTCTTTTAATTTTTTTCTTTACGATTTCTTTTTGCTCTGGCGTGCCATTTTTGATCAAATATTCATACCTGTGATTAAGTTTGTCCTCAAGATATTGGAAAGCCTCTTCCAAGCGGTCAATTTCAAATCTTGTCATTTTGCCATCTTCTTTCCGAGCTTTTGCCCTTTTTTACAGTATATCATATCGCAGGCCCCAAAAACAGGACTTGCAAAAATATTTTTGCCCTTTTGGGCTGGGGCGGGGTTGCTTTACGGTGCAGCCCCGCTAAAGTGTCCGATCTGGTCATTTACTGGCCTTGAAAAGTGCAGAGAAAAACCAGAAGAAAAACAGAAGTGCGGATAGTATCACAGCTTGCACCCCCTTATACCACGCTAAAACGCTTGTAGGTGGTTTTGCTGCTGCATTCGGCATACACATCAGGGTGCAGCGTCTTCAAAAGCTTGCTATCTAGCCGTACGCTTTGCACATCCTTGTAAATGGCTTTTGCTGTACCCTGCGCCATTTCAGGCGCGCCCTGCATCATGCAGATAATATCTGCTTTAATGCTTTCGTTCATTGCTTCCAGCTCTTCCAAAAGCCGCTTGTTTTCGCGGTATTCGTTCACTTTTTCTTCAAACAACGTCATTTTTTAGCCCTCCAATTTTAGATTGCATTCATAACGCGGAGAAGCGCAGCAATTGCAGCGTCGCGCAATTTTTCGCGCCGGTCCTTGTCAGATGGGTTTAATTTAACGTACTTTCTGCACAGGTCCTTTTCACGTTCGATCTCTTTATTGATGGCGTTGATTACATCGTATTTTTCCATTTTTTCAGCCCTCTTTGTTAATTGTTAAGAAATGCGATCATTACAAGCGCGCCACTGATCATGCCGCCCACGTACCAGAGGGCGGCCCATTGGGAAAAGTCAAGAGTGATCATTTTGTGTTGCCTCCTATTACATGACCTGAAACAGCGCAGACGTGCGGGCGGTGACGGCATACAGTTTGCCGGACGTGTTACCCTTTACCAGAACGCCGGTGCAACCATACAGCCCGGTGCTGTATGCGATGGTCTCAAACCCGCATTCTGCAACGCGGATTGCGTCAATCTCCGAAAAGCTCTTTTTGGTCAAGTCGGTTGCGGCGTTGGTGGTAACATAGCGGCGGATGTCTTTTAATGTGGTTTTCATGGCTTTTGCCCTCCTGTTTTGTGGTGGTAAATAAGTTTGTTTACTGTCTATATTGTAAACAATTTTATTTACTTTGTCAAGGGGTTTGACGTAAAAAATAAACATTTTTATTTACCGTTTGAGCGTGTCCATATCTGCACAGTTTCGGACGCGCTGCACGTCATCCAGCACCCCGCCGCCGCCCCGATCTGCCCGACGTGGGCGGTCTGGTATCGAGTGCGGACCGGTGCGTCCTGTCTTGCATGGTCTGCCCTGGTATCTGGTACGGCCTGCGCTGTGCAGTCCTGCCCGGTGCGCTGGATGGGGCAGGGGCGCACCGTCGGGGTATACAGGGAGAGCCTGGAGTGGGGTGGTGAGCCGTCCAACCACCGAAAAAATAAAAAAGGCTCAAAAATAACCCCCACCCCTATCTCAAGCTCCCAAAAATTTTCCGCAAAAACAAAAAGACCCCTACAAAGGGTCTGGCTTCTGTGTTATACTTGCCTTACAAGCCTTGAAAGGGAGGAATCTACAAAAATGTACGCCTTATTTGGAATGATTGCTCTGGTTGCAACGCCTGTGTTTGGAGCGCTGTGTCTTTACAACAAAGCAACGCATAAGAAAGACAATCGGATGTTAATTGCTTTCTTTGTATCATTTGCAGTTCTTGTTATATGTTTGGCTGTAACACCAGAGCCATCACATGATGAATCGGCAAGCTCCGGCGTTACATCTTCCTCCGCCAAGTCTACGGCAACGGAACTGGATGATAGCTCTATTGAGGAAGTTTCCGAAAGCTCAGCAAGCAGTACTCCGGCATCTCAAAAAGCGGCATCCGAATCTGAACGGCCTATAAGCTCTGAACCCGCAAGCAGTGAGCAGGTGGCATCCAGTGCTTCTTCGCATAACCCAGATGATGATATTTTAATGCTTGATTTGGATGACTATGCAAAACAGGCGGCCGACAACGCTGTAAAGGCAAAAGACAAATACGCTGGTAAGCAATATAAGGTGACATATCAAGTCAACAGTGTATCAGACGCAATGATTAAGTTGGATAATCCGTACACTGTTATGTTCAGCGTGAACTTCGTCACTTCTCACAGCATTGGTTATACCGTTTATATGGCTGGATTCCCGGAAAACGAAAAAGACAAGATTTCTATGCTTTCTCCCGGCCAGACTGTTACATTCGTCGGTGATTTTGACGGAAACAAATTCACTGATTGCCGATTCATAGTTCCGTAAATAAAAAGCCAGCGGCTAGATGTTCTCTAACCACTGGCTTTTCTTATTGGCTGTTTACTTCTTCAATGCGCTGGTCACGTTCGGCATCGGCATCCAATAGTTAATGTCACGCATGACAATCTTGCCGTTGTCGCACAGGTACGGTCTCAAATCGCCGTATTCGTCTGCTTCGTAGGAGAGATAGCCACACGCAACCTCTTTGCCGTTGCAAGCGATCACTCGCCCATTGTAGGTTTCTCCAACGTCAGGCGTTCTCCAACGCCGCTCCATGTTTTCCAGGGTGTCACTGATGTATTCGTCAAGGTTTTCGTACTTATCGCCGTTAATCATATTCATTCTCCTTTCACATGGGCATCTGGGTCTGGCCGTTCGTGACCTGAACCAACATAACAGAGTTCGCACACGGTCTCCACTTCTTGATGTATTCGACAGCTTCATCGAACCGCTTCTTTGGCACGTTGTTTCGACTGTTCACGTTGAACCAGTCCTGAATGTCCCGGTTGCATTCCATGAACAGCTTCTGGGATACGCTACGGCTCTTGTAGGCCGGGCTGTCCATGCCGCCAAGAGCGTTGATGACCACCGTGTTCACGACACGCTTCAACACACGCTGCTGGTTGTAGTCGATGGTCATAGTGTTCTCAAGAGCGGAGATGCGCTGCTCCTGCTTCATGGTGCGCTGGTCGATCACAAGAATTGCTTGCAGTTCCTTAGAAAGCCCTGCGAACTGGTTGACGGATACGTTTTTCTCAAGGTCGATCAGCTTCTGACGAATCTCCATGCCCTGCGGTGTCCGCTGAATCATCGCAATGTGCTTTGCCATGTCAAGGCTGAGAATATGCTCAATGGAGCGCCCGCCGTTTACTAGATTTTTAGTAAACGATGAATAGTCGACGTTTTCTTTGAACCCATAAGCGGACATATTTGCAAACCAGTCATTATAACGAGACTTGATTTTGAGCCGCTCGTGCAGTTCCCGACCCAGAACTACCTTTTCGCCAGTGTCGGTGTCGTACACGGGGATAACATCTTCGGAAAAGATTCGGATGGTTTCGAGATTATTATTCATAGAAATTTGACCTTTCTATCTTGCGAGAGCAGGCCATCTCTGGTATAATAACCCAAAGAGGGCCTATACTCTCTGAGTGTTTCATAAGACGTTCGCTGTGGTCGGCAAACTTTAGCGAGCGTCTTATTCTTTTTCATCATCTGGCATGGGGTACTTCTCAAGGTAGGCATCGCGGACGGCCTGTGACAGCGATACGCGGCACTTCTTGCAGTGCTCCACCAGCAGTTCATACTGACGATCAGTGAAGCCAACGGCTACCTGATGGCGGTATGCTTCAATGTAGGGACTTCTTGCCATATTTTTATCTCCTTTCTTTGAGGTGCATTAAGTGTAATTGCAAAATGTAGTAAAGTCAAGCGGAAATAGACCAACGAAACACAACATTTAGTGTTCGTTCATCTTGACAAACTACTTTCTACGTTTTGCACAAAACTCAGCCCTTATTTTGGGTCGCTCCCGCTTCGTACCCTGCTCGGTAGTTCAGTTCGGACAGCTTGCCCAGTGCTTCTGCGTACTCCCTGTCCTCGCTGGTCGGCTCTTTGCCGTGGGCGAGGGTTTTCAGAAATTCTTCGGTTGTCGTGGGAAAGTTCATGTTTTTTGCTCCTTTCTATTGCAGAAACCGTCTGCTTCTGCTATAATAATTGACAGAAACCGAGACTGCGCCCTTGGTTGCGCAGCTTCTGTTTTGTGGTGGAATAGGTCGTCAGTGCTACTTTGGTCGGTATGCTGACGGCCTATTTTTTATGCCACAAAGGATAAATCTACCGTTGTTGGCTGATTCATCGTGTGTTCTGCTGTCTTAGATTATAGACGCTTGGTATATAGTTGTCAACAGCCCAATTTGTATAATCGTATCAGAAATATCTGATTTTTTAACACATTCTTGTGTTTTTTGATAGTTGTTTGTAAACTGAACCGTTCATTGATTTAGTGGCGAGAACCATGATAGTTCGATGTATTTTATAATATTATACTATTTGTAAATTAACGAAACCGTTCTTATGCTTTTTCTGCCCTATTGAGAGTAAAGTTTTATTTTCCCCTTGACAAAGTAAATAAAATTGTTTACAATAGAAAACGAAAGAGAGGTTTTGAAAATGAGTGAGAAAAAAAAGATGACAAAAGCCTTAACAAACGGAACGGAAATTGTTCGTGAGGTTATGGAAAAGCAGGGCGTTACAATGGTCTGCCTTGCTGAAAGCGCAGGATTTGGCTCAAAGCAGAATATGTATCAGTGTCTTAAAAATGACAGCTTGAACCTCTCTAGCTTTTTCAAAATTATGAGCGCCATGAAATATAGAATTGTTGTTGAGCCTGACGTAGGTAGCTTAAAGCAGAACCAGTATCTTGTCACAGGAACGGTCGTTGAAAAAGAATCCAAGGGCGGTGATTCTGAATGATCTACGGGTATGCTCGTGTCAGCTCCGCTGGACAGGCGATTGACGGCAACAGCCTTGAAGCCCAGTCGGAACTTCTGAAAGCCAACGGCGCACAGAAAATCTTTTCAGATGTTTACACCGGCACGAAGCTGCATCGACCGGAACTTGACAAGCTGATGGCTGAAATCCAGCCGGGAGACACGCTGATCGTGGCGAAACTTGACCGTATTGCTCGTTCTGCCAAGAATGGCCTTGAACTGATAGACCAATTCATTGATAGGGGCGTTTCGGTGAACATCCTGAACATGGGTGTTATGAACAACTCACCTACTGGAAAAGTCATCCGGACTGTTATGCTTGCCTTTGCAGAGTTTGAACGTGACATGATTGTTGAGCGCACCAAAGAGGGCAAGAAGATTGCCAGCCAGCGCCCCGATTACAAGGAAGGTCGCAAGCCAACGGAGTATGACCGAAACCTCTTTGATGTTCTACATGAACAGGTAGAAAAACGTCTGCTGACCGTCACCGATGCTGCCAAACAGCTTGGTGTGACCCGCCAGACATGGTATCGGATTGCTGAACAGAACAGGTGAAAGTATGGCTAGAAAACTTTACGCAGTAACGAGTGGTGGATATGAAGATTATCACATCATTACTCTGACCAAGAGCCGTAGACGTGCGGAGAAAATCGCAGAGATGTACGATGCCGATGTTGAAGAATACGAGGATAACGAAGAGTTGACGGCAAAACCACTCACTTATACGGTTTATGCCTATGGTGGCGCAGACTGCTGTGAAGAGCATTTAGATGACGTTGAGAAAAATGTTATCATTGGTCAAGGGCTCGCTTATGTCGATGCGTGGTCTAAGCAAGATGCAGAGCGGAAAGCTGATGTTGTTTTCAAGGAAGTCCGTGAAAAAATGGAAGCTGAACGCAAGGCGAAAGAAGAAGCATACAGGAGTACTCCTACATGGCTTGCCAAACGCGAAAATGGAAAAATCTACGTCATCCCAGAAGATAGCAAAACAAACTCAAGCGGAGTTCTGTTTGGATGCAGAGCATTCATTAAGGCTCCCACAATAGAAGAAGCCATGAAGATTGCAGCGGCTATGTTTACGGATTATGACGCAAATCGTGCGAAAGCTTGAAGTGACATTGTTCGCAACCTAGAATAAAACCGAATATTTAATTTTTGTGCAGTTGTAGGCACTCTTTACATTTTCAGGTAGGGGGTGCCTATTTTTTATGCAGCCAAAACAGTGCATTGCCATTATCGACAGCATCAAAGCGTATGCAAAGCAGAATCCGACCGAAGCACAGGTCTATGAGGACTGGTTTCAGGCGGTCGTGAACCTTAGAGACGCTCTGTCGCAAGACAAGCGGTTCGATGCCTACAAATACTCTGGTGAGCTGCGCTCTGTCTGTGCAGCCATGATGGGAAAGATGAAAACAGGCGAGGACGTTGCGAAGGTCTATGACATTATCAGCCGGACGTACCTGTTTGAAGCAAAGGATGTGTTCGACAGCTATTGCATTTACCTTGAATGGAATCGTGCGCCGGAGAAGAAGTTCTATCAGCCTAGACGCAGGGTTCTGAAAGTGCTGGCAGACGACCTTGAGGACTTGTTTTATAAGCGGATAGATTTCTTGGGGGTTAGTCTTCCGGCTCGCGTGGGCAAAAGTACGCTGTGCATTTTCTTCATCACATGGCTTATGGGCAACCGCCCGGACGTTGCATCGGTCATGAGCGGACATTCTGACAAACTGACTAACGGCTTCTACGGCGAAGTGCTGTCTATCATCACTGACCCTGTGACTTATAACTGGGGGAAAATCTTCCCTGACGTTCAGCTTGTGGATAAGAGCGCAAAGGATGAAAGTGTTGACCTGAACCGCAAAAAGCGTTTCCCAACCCTGACCTGTCGTTCCATTGGCGGCACGCTGACTGGTGCTGTTGAAATCGGAGAGGGCGGCGTTCTGTACAGCGATGACTTGATTGAGGACTTGGAGGAAAGCTTAAACGTTGAACGTCTGAACAACAAGTACGATGCTTATCTGAACCAGCTAAAAGACCGTAAAAAGCAGGGCGCATTGGAGCTAATGGTCGGTACACGCTGGAACGTGCTTGACCCTCTGGGGCGCATCCAGAACCAGTACGCAGACAATCCAAAGTACAGATTCCGGGTGATTCCTGCGGTGGATGAGAACGGACACAGCAACTTCAATTATGATTATGGCGTTGGATTTGACGATGCCTACTACGCCGATATGAAAGCCAGCATTGACGATGCAACATGGTGGGCAAAGTACATGGGCAAGCCTTATGTGCGTGAAGGTCTGCTGTTCCCTGCCGATGAGCTTCGATACTTTAACGGTGTTCTGCCTGATGGTGAACCTGATCGCAAGCTCATGGTCATGGATATTGCATGGGGTGGCGGGGACTTCACCGCTTGCCCTATCGCCTATGTGTACGGAGATGCCGTGTTCATCCTTGACCTTGTGTTCAACAACGGCGACAAGACCGTGACCAGACCAGAAGTCGTGGGCAAAATCATCCAGCACAAAATTAACGTGGTGCGCGGAGAAGCCAACAACGGCGGCGATGAATATTGTGATGTGGTAGACAGCCAGCTCCGGCAGCAGGGCTATCACTGCTCTGTTCGTAGCCAGCGTGCGCCAAGTGGTCAAAGCAAGCTGTCCAGAATCATCCAGTATGCGCCAGACATCAAGCGGTTCTACTTTCTTGACGAAAAGCACCAGTCGAAAGAGTACAAAGCGTTCATGGAGCAAGTGACGATGTTCACGCAACTTGGCAAAGTTCCGCACGATGATGCACCGGACAGTCTGGCGCAGCTTGCCGATGAACTGTATAACGGAATCAGTAAAATTGAGCCTGTCAAGAGGCCTTTTTGATTAAAAACACAATATATTGTGTTCGCTGGGTCTATTTATTTGATTTTACCACTTGACAAGGCTTATAATGTGCGCAGGAAGTTTTGCAGCTTCCCTTAAAGGAATAGCTTGCACGCGGGGTTTTGTCATTTTTACTCGCGTGCGTGTCAACGAGCGTATTCCTCCTTTCACCGGTGGAGGTTTTCTCACTCTTTCACCTTCACCGGGCTTTATATGTTGCGTTTCCAATTGTTTGGGGAATGCCAGTCTGTCTCCCCCACGACTGGCAAGCAACGGTTCGATTCCGTTACGCAGCACAACCATCTTCTTTGCTTGGCTTTTTATTCTCTGAATCCTCCACCGCTACTCCCGGCTCTCGATGTGATGTTTAGGCATGACATTGCAAAGAGCCGCGGTTAACCAATTAAGCCGGGTTTCTATGTTGCATTAGCTCAGTCAGGCTAGAGCATCCGGCTCATAACCGGACATACATTGGTTCAAATCCATTATGCAGCACCAAAATTGCAGCTTACCCGTTTACGTCTGTCCAACAACTGAATGTAAAGGCTGCAATGGTTTTCTTCAGGCGAAGAATAGCACGGCTGGAAGTGCGAATAGTTTCCCAGTAGCTTCTGACAGGTCTGTGCTCAACAGCCTGTTTCCAGAAATCCAACGAAAGGAGCACAGATGGTAGCAAAAGTCAGATGCAAGCGTCCTCGAAAAGACGCAAACGGCAATCCGTGTGATTGCGGACGTTATCTTGGCGAAGTGGAAGGTAAGTTCTCCCTTCTGTGTCCTCTTTGCCATTGGATTACAATTGGAGATTCAAACCTTCCAAAAGAAACATGGGTCTCCGTGCCAAAGTTCAAGAACTAAATAGCTTTTGAAGCGCAGTTGTAAGCGCAGTGAGATAGACCTTAACAGGTTTGTCTTGCTGCGCTTTTTATTTTGCCGGAAAGGAGGAACACATGGCTGAGTATCAGATGGTCGTTGGTGGTTTTTTGAATAATCCGCTGACTGGACGCAGACAGATTGAAACGCCGGAGACGGAAATCAATCGGGAAAATGTGCTGAAAGTGGTTATGGGTAAGGCAGAGCCTATCCATCTGCTAAACAAGAACGAAATTCGCTTTCTGCACAACTACTACTTGGGCAATCAGCCTGTCCTCCACAGAACGAAGGAATACCACGCGGAAATCACGAACCGCATTGTAGAGAACCACGCCAACGAGTGCGTGGGCTTCTATACAGGATATATGAGCGGCACGCCGTGCTCTTATGTGCGGTCTGAAACGGCAACAGGTGACGGTGAGGAAATCGCCCGGCTGTCTAATGCCTTGCAGTATGAGGGTAAGGATGCGCTTGATCGGCGGCTCTGGCAGTGGATGTTGGAGTGCGGACAGGGATACCGCATTGTTCTTCCTGACAAGGGGTATGGCGGTAACTACCCGGACGAAACGCCTCTGCTGGTAGATGTTCCCGACCCAGACATAGCGTATGTGATTTACAACTCCGGTATCGGGCATAAACCGATTGCTAACGTGCTGCACATCCCGCGCAATTATCAGAATGACCTGAACGACCTGATTTGCGTGTATACGCCGAACCAGTACTTTGAAATCGACAACGGCAAGATCACAAAATCGGAGAATCATTCTCTTGGAATGTTGCCGATGGTCGAATACAAACTCAACCCGGAGCGCATGGGTCTGTTTGAACCGGCTATCCCTGTTCTGGATGCCATCAATGACCTAGAAAGCAACCGTCTGGACGGTGTGGCGCAGTTCATCCAGTCCATCATGGTGTTTACCAACTGCCTTGTGGACGAGGATGCGCTGAACAAGGTCAAGGAACTTGGCGCAATGTGCCTGAAGTCCACCGCTGGTCTGCCCGCGTCTGTCTCGCAGATTGCAAACGAGCTTGACCAGCAGCAGAGCCAGACCCTGCTTGATTCCATGTTGAACGTGTACCGTAGCTTGACTGCCATGCCTAGTGCTACCGGCAGTGAGAACGCAACGTCCGACAACGTGGGCGCAGTTATAGTTCGCAACGGCTGGAATCACACTGAAGCAAGGGCGCAGCAGTACGAGAATATGTTCAAGTTCGCTGAACGCCAGAGCTTGTCTGTGATGCTCAAAATTCTGCGTGACACGGCTGGTTCTAAGCTGATGGCAAGCGACATCAACATCAAACTGCCACGCCGTCAGTACGATAACCAGCAGAGCAAGGTTCAGATTTTTGCACAGATGTTGCAGCAGACCATTGACCCGCAGCTGGCATTTACTACGCCCGGTCTGTTCCCTGACCCGCAGGCTGCTTATGAAATGAGCAAGCCCTTCCTGATTGCTGCTGGTAAGCTGGGTGAGGATGGGAAAGCTCCGAAGCCGCAGGAGCAGCTTAAACAGGATGCTCCCGACACGAATGCCGGGAACATAGAACGGTCTGACGATTTTGTTAACGTCAACAAAATCGGAACGAATTGAACTTTTTGGGCTTGAAAAGTTGAACTCATTAACAAAAATACCCTGTTTTCGTTAATGAGTACGAAATGAGTTCAATGTTTTTGCTAAATTCAATCGAAATCAATCCGCACAAGCGGGCTGATATATTCCGGCAGGGAAGCCGGGATACAAATTTCGCAGCGTTGCAGGGAAGCAACGGTAAAAAAACGCAGGAGGAAATTAACGATATGAAACTCGATGTGTTGCTTGGTGATGCCTACAAAGAGGGTATGACCGCCGATGAAATCATTTCTGCGCTGGAAAAGGTTGCAGACCCTAACGCAGAGGTCGAGAAGCTGCGTAACGCCGTGACGAAAGCCAACGGTGAAGCAGCCGAGTACAAGAAGCAGCTCAAAGCGAAGCGTACCGATGACGAGAACGCCGCACAGGAACAGGCTGACAAGCTGGCAGAGATGCAGAAGCAGATTGAAGCCCTGACTGCCGACAAGGAAAACCTCGTCAAGGAAAAAACCCTTGCATCTTACCGTGAAAAGTTCGTTGCGCAGGGTTATGACGCTGAACTGGCTGGCAAAGCTGCATCTGCACTGGCTGACGGCGACATGGACAAGGTGTTTAAGTTCCAGTCGGAGTTTATGACCGCCCATGACACCGCATACAAGGCTTCCCTGCTGAAGGATATGCCCACGCCTCCGGGTGCGGATGGTAAGGGCAGCTCTGACAGCGAAGGTGTGGCGTTTGCTAAGAGCCTTGCACAGCAGAACGCAAATACTTCTAAGGCATCGAGTGACGCAATGAGTGCTTTTCATTAACATAACAAGGAGGAAAACATGAAGTTTACCCGAAACACGGTCAACGGAATCAACGATACCATCCTTGCTTCCAATGACTACACTGCCATTCCTTTTACCGTGACCGAAACTGCTGCGGTTAAGGCTGGCTATCCCATGACCAAAGCTGGCAAGAAAGCAACTTCTGCCACCGCAGATGGCATTCTGCTGTATGACGTTGACCCGGCAGAGAACCCCAATGCTTCCCTGCTGATTCGTGGCGTTATCGACACCAAGAAGGCTGCTGCAAGCTCTGGCTTTACCTATGATACTGATGCGATCGCTGCGCTTAAGACTGCCATTCCCGGCATCTTCTGCCGCGACAACATCAGCGTGAACGCTTAATAGGAGGTAAAACAACATGGCACTGAATCTTAAGGAAGTCTTTGCCCCGGCTGCGATTGCCGCTTATTGGACGAACGATCCTACCAATGCGATGCCTTTTGCATCTGACGCACTGTTCCCCGCAAAGAAGAAGGCTGGTCTCGACCTGAAGTGGCTGCGTGGTCACAAGGGCGTTGGCGTTTCCCTGATGCCCAGCGCATTTGATGCAAAGGCTACGTTCCGTACCCGTGAGGGCTTCAAGTTTGATGAGACTGAGATGCCGTTCTTCCGTGAGGGCTACCATCTGGGCGAGAAAGACCGTCAGGAAATCCTGCGTGTTCTGGACAGCAACGACCCCTACGCTCGCGACGTGATGAACCGCCTGTACGATGACACCGCACAGCTTATCACCGGCGCACGTATCGTGCCTGAGCGCATGATTTGGCAGCTGCTGGCACCTACCAACGGTGTTCCCGGCATCACCATCAAGGCAAACGGTGTGAACTACACCTACAACTACGACCCGGACGGTACTTGGAAGTCCACCAACTACAAGGAAGTCTCTGTCGCCAAGTCTAAGTGGAACGTCGCTACCGCCACCCCCATTGCCGACCTGAACGCCGCAAAGGATGCTGTTCTGGCAAGCGTTGGCGAGGTCGTGACTGAAGTGTACATGAACACCGCTACCTTCCGCAACATGATTGCTGCGGATGAGGTGAAGAATCGGTTCATGACCGTCACCGCAAAGGCAAACGCCGTTCTGCTGGACGCTGAAGCACGGCAGATTATCGAATCTGCAACCGGTCTGACCATTCATCTGTACGACAAGATGTTCAAGGCAGACCAGTACAGCGCAAGCGAGAAGTATCTGCCTGACGGCATGGTTGTTATCACCCCTGCTGGCGCGCTGGGCAATGTCTGGTACGGCACTACTCCCGAGGAAGCCGACCTGCTGTCCGGTCAGTCTGGCGCATCCGTGTCCATCGTGAACACCGGCGTTGCCATCACCACTGAGCTGACCGTTCACCCGGTCAACGCCAACGTCTATGCTTCTGAAATCGTCCTGCCGTCCTTTGAGCGCATGGACGCTGTGTACTGCATCAAGGCTTACTAAGGCGAAAGGAGGAAAGCAGCATGGGAGACCAGTATTCTGAAGCGGCAGTCAAGCTCGGGCAGTACATTGCTCCTGCACTTGACCGTGAAGTCACGGACGAGGACTACCCACTCTTCGATCTGCTGCTTGATTTCGCCAAAGACAAGATATTTGCACAGGGCTACCCCTTCGGTAACAGACCGGACGAGCTGCCCTTGCAGTATCAGTCGTTGCAGATACGCATTGCAGCGGAACTGTACAACCACATCGGCGCAAACGGACAGACGAGCTATACCAACAATGGTATCACTCGTGTGTGGGAATCGTCCGATGTGGCGCAGTCCCTGCTGAACGAAGTAGTTCCGAGAGTAGGTGTTATCGGCTGATGTTCAATGGAAGCCCGCTGGACAAGCGCCCGCTGTGGTATTCAAACCCTGTTGGCGAGAAAACGCCTGTTGTAGACGAATGGGGCAACGAAACCGGCGAGACATCGCAAACGTGGAGTGACCCTGCAAAGCTAATGCTGAACGTCAGCCCGCCTACTGGTTCTGCGGAAGCAAGCCCTTTTGGAGCATTCACGGATTACAGCTATGTGGTCAGTTCGTCCAGCAAAAAGCATAACACTCCACTTTATGAAGGTACTCACGTCTGGTTTCAGACAGATGTTTCAAAGCCATTCAACTACATTGTGGTCAAGGTCGCAGAGCATATCACGGACACGTTGTATGCGCTGAAGGAGGTGGCTGCAAGTGAAAATTAAAGTGAGGTTGAGCGATGCCGGACTTCGTGATGCTGAACGTCAGATACAGGAGTACAAGGCCACCCTGAACAAAAAAGCTAAAGCACTTGCTTTTCGCCTTTCGTGGCTTGGGCTTGAAGTCGCAAAGGTACGTTTCGAGAACGCCGAATACGCTGGCTCCAATGACGTGAAATGCCATATCAACCAAAAAGACAAGACTTGCACCATCGTTGCAGAGGGCAAGTCAGTTGCCTTTATCGAGTTTGGCACTGGCGCACATCACAACGGATATGGCGGTGTGTTGCCGCCCGGCGTTGGTGCGCATGGCTCCTACGGCAAAGGGCAAGGTGCAAACCGCAGGTGGTACTACTACGGAGAATCCGGCAATGCTGGCACGCCTGTCAAACAGGTGGATGGCAAAGGTCAGTTGAATTACACCGATGGCAACGAACCAGCTATGGCTATGTGGGGAGCTGTTGAGGAAATGGCTTCTCAAGTCGAAGCAACGTGGAGGGAGGTTTGGAATAGTTGATTGATTATTTCAATTCTATCTTCACGGCTGTTGCCAAGGAACTACGAAAGCAAGTGCCAAGCATCTTTGTCACCGGTGAAATCAATGACATCAACGTCAAGAAGTTTCCGTGTGTGCAGATAGAGGAAAACAGCAACCTCCCGGTTCATCGGGATTCTGCTAGTCACAGCAAGTATGCCGCCGTTTCCCTGCGCGTGCGTGTCTATTCCAACAAAACCAGCGGACGCATTGCAGAAGCCCGCTCCATTGTGGGCATCGTGGATTCTGTATTGGAACCGCTCAATTTCTATCGAAAATCATTTGCCCCGTTGAATGGGCTGTACAACAATTCCGTCTATCGGATTGATTGCAGCTACGGGGCAACAATCGGAGAGGACGGAATGATTTACCGAAACTAAGGAGGTAAACATTCTATGAGTACTGCTATCTCCGGTCTGAATACTACCCTGTACTGTGGCAACAGCGCAACCGCTTTGACGAAGCTGTGCGACATCAAGGATGTGCCTGACCTGATCTCCGAGCCGAACCTTCTGGACGCAACCACTCTGTCTGACCCCATGCAGGTCAACATCTTTGGTATCATCCAGAGCGACACCAAGTCCTTCACCGCAAACTATAACAAGGATGACTACAAGAAAGTCAAGGAAGCTGGTTATGACGAAACTTCCGAAAGTAATGCCGTTAAGTATTACGCGCTGAAAATGCAGGACGGCTCCGGCTTTTCTTGGCAGGGTATGCACCAGGTTGGCCTGTCTGGCTTTGGTGTTGACGAAGTCGTGGAAATGACCATCAATTGTATCTTCACCAAGAAGCCTGAGTTCAGCGAAACTCTGACTATCACTGGCGGCTAAACCAAAAAAACAAATCAATCAATCAAACCTGGCAGAACTGAACATCGGATTTGGTTCTGCCCCTATTTATAAAGGAGAGCATTTATTATGGCTGCAAAGGTTATCAATTTTCATTCCCCCGATGGCAAGAACACTTATGAGCTGACCTTTACCCGTGACAGCGTGGAAGCTACCGAACGCGCAGGCTTTCAGATTGGCCAGTACACCCAGATGACCAACCTGCTGTCCAACTCCCGCGCCCTGTTCTACGGCGCGTTTATCGCCCGGAATCGTGGCATCAAGCGTAAAGTCGTGGACGAAATGTTTGCCCACATCGACGAGAAGGAAGAGCTGATGGCTGTGCTGCTTGAGATGTTTATGGACGCTTCTAAGTCTCTGCTGGCAACTGATACTGAGGACAAGACCGCAAAAAACGCAACGTGGGAGATTGTGTAACTGCACAATCTCAGGAATCAGACGGAGAGGGAGAACCGTTTTCTTTCTCCAAACTGTTCCACAATGTAGAAGCCTATTACATCTCCATCGGCATGACCTACGATCAGTTCTGGCACGGCGATGTCTGGCTGGCTAAGGTATACCGTGACGCAGAGGAGCTGCGAGAACGCAGAGCCAATGCAGAAGCGTGGAGAAACGGTTTTTACATGGCATCTGCGCTTTCCTCTACGGTTGGCAATATGTTCAGAAAGAAAGGGTCTAAACCCATCAAGTACATGGATAGACCGATTCCCCTTACTCAAAAGGAGAAGGAAGAGTATGAATACCAACGTGCTGCAGAAGCACAGGAACGCATTAAGCGCATGATGTTCTCCATGATGGAAAAGGATGGTGGTAGTGATGGCTGATGTTGATATTACGAGCTTATCCGTAGAAATTTCTGCGGAATCGCAGGGCGCAGAGCTTAATATCGACAAGCTCGCTACCGCCATTTCTAATTTGCGGACAAAGGGCAACGTGATAAAGGTTGTGAACAGCCTTGATAAGCTGTCCGCTTCCATTTCTGCGCTGAAACAGGCATCCACTGGCCTGTCTGGGCTGGACAACATCACGAATTTTCTGAATGGCATCGGCAATGCAAACTTTTCCGGCAGTGTGAAAAGCATCAACAGCGTGGTCAACGCCATCAAGAAAATCCCTGCTACCGTGTCCGGCTTGAATGGCGTGGACTTCTACTCCATGTCCGGCAGCATTACTGAACTGACAAACGCAATGGCTCCCCTATCCATTCTGGACGCTTCCGGACTGAAGGCGATCGGCAGCGCGGTCAACGCCATCGGGAAAATCCCTGACCTGTCCGAAAAGCTGAAAGCAGCTGACCTCGATGCTTTCTCGGATTCCTGCAATAAAATCTCTACTGCTCTCGCTCCCCTTGCTTCGCAGCTTGACAAGGTTGGCAACGCCTTTGCAAAGCTGCCGTCGCAATTGAGCAAAGTGGTCACACAGGCAAACCGTGTGACAGCTGCTAACGAACGGCAGAAAAAAAGCTATCTCAGCCTGTCTAATCAGATGAACGGTTTTATGCGAAACATGGCAAAGCTAGTTTCGCTGAAAGCTATTGCTGAGTATCTTGGCAAAGCTGTTGCGAAGTTTAATGACTTTTACGAAGCGACAGACCTGTTTCATAATGCCATGGGCAATTTGAGCGGTGAAGCAGATACGCTCATTAGCAAGATGCAAGGTTTGCTTGGTGTCGATCCGACCAAAGCGATGACCTACATGGCTACTATTCAGAGCCTTGGTACTTCGTTTGGTTTGGCTAGCGACAAGGCTTACGTTCTTTCTAAGAATTTGACCCAGCTTGCCTATGATGAAGGCTCTTATTGGAACAAGGATGTTGCCGAAACCTTTACCGCAATGTCCTCCGCAATCTCCGGTGAGATTGAGCCTATTCGCCGTTTGGGTGTTGACCTGTCTCAGGCACGATTGCAGCAGGAACTTTTAGCCTTGGGCTTTAACAAGCAAGTCTCTAGCTTGTCCCAGGCAGATAAAGCAGTTCTGCGTTACATTGCCATTATGAAGCAGACTGCCAACGTGCAGGGCAATCTTGCGCAAACCATTCAAAGCCCCGCAAACCAGATCAAGATTCTAAAAGCCCAGCTTGATATGTTGGCAAAGTCTGTCGGCTCTCTGCTCTACCCAGCCCTGAAATCTATTCTTCCCCCGCTGATTGCCGCCGTGCAGCTCATCCGAGAATTCGTTGAGTGGGTGGCAAAGCTGATGGGCGTAAAGGTTGTGTTCACCGATTTTACCAAGAGTGCTGACAGCGTTGGCGGCATCGGTGATGCAATGGATGACACGGCAGATTCGACAAAGAAAGCCGCCAAAGCCCTCAAGGACTACACGGTGGGTTTTGATGAACTGAACATCATTGACCCCACACAGGGAAGCTCTGGCTCTGGTGGCGGCGCATCTGCTGGCAATATCTTGGGCGACGTAGACTTGTCCGGCTACGATATGTTTAAACAGTACAATGAAGAGTTCGCAAAGCAGATTGACGCCATTAAGCAAAAAATCAAAGATATGCTGCCAATTATCGGCGCTGTTACCGCTGCGCTCGCATTGTGGAAAATCGTCGATTTTCTGACGGATATTGCAACGGCAATTTCCAAAATGACAGATTTGCAAAAGCTGGCTCTCTCGATCGCAACAGTCGTTGTTGAAGCATCGTTAGTGTTCAGCTTTGCGAAGGGCTATGCATCTAGCGGGAATCCTCTCGAACTTTTAGGTGAAGTGGTATCTGCCGCATTTGGCTCTTTTGTTCTTTGGCGCACGATGGGAGCAGATGGCATTACGCTTGGCATGGGCATCGCTTTTGTTGCAAGCCTTGCCGGACTGACTTACGCTCTTGGCACTGGCGAAGCAAATCTTGGCGATGCAAGCACATGGATTCAATCCGCTTTAACTACTGCTTTTGGTTCTATTGCTGGCATTACGTTGCTCACTAATCTTGGAGTAGCCACTGGTACAGCCGCAACACTTTCTATTGGTCTTGCCGGACTTATCACATTTGCGGGAATCACATTCTCTCTTGGCGAAAAGCTGAAAGAATTTCCGGTTCTTGATACCATCATTGCTGCTTTGATGGGAATTTTTGGCGGCGTTGCTGGTGCTGGCGTTGCATTGCTTGTTGGCGCAAGCCTTCCTGTTGCTGGAGCTGTTGCCGCTGCTGGTGTCGGTATTGGCCTTGTTCTTCACTGGGCTGGTATTAAATGGGGCACTAAAGAGAGCGGCGAAAAAACAGATGCTGCCGCAGAAGCCGACATTAAAATGTATTATGTCGAAAATGTTTTTGAGCAGCGCATTGAAGCCATCAAGCAAATTATCGTTACCAAGTGGAATGCGGCCATTGATTTTATGACTTCTCTTCCCGGAAAGGTTGGGAACATCATAAACAACATTGGCGAGTGGTTCAGCTCTCTTCCTGAAAAAATCGGCTATGCCCTTGGCTTTGCCGTTGGCAAAATCGGGGAGTGGGTCGGAAACATGGTCGTTGCTGTAACAACCGAAGTTCCAAAAATCGTTTCGTCTGTTGTTAAGTTTTTTGAAGAATTGCCTGGAAATATTTGGACTGCAATTCTCAAAGCTCTTGACGTTATTTCTAAATGGCGGGAGCGTATGATAGCTTCCGTTGTTATTGAAATTCCAAAAATCATTTCGTCCATTGTCGGTGAGTTCAAAAAGCTTCCTGACGAATTAAGAAAACTTGGCAAATTCATTTGGGACGGCCTAATCAACGGTCTAAAAGATGCATGGAGTACCGTTACAAATGGTATTAAGAGTTTCACTGATGGTTTTATCAATGGCTTCAAGGAAGCTCTCGGCATTCACTCCCCTTCTACTGTGTTTGCGGGAATTGGTGGTTACATTGTTCAAGGTCTTGCAAACGGTATCACTGCAGCACTTCCTTACGTCGAACAAGCTATGACCAATCTGGCAAACGTTGTTCAGCAGAAGGGCAACGAGATGATTGACTATGGCGCAGACGTTGCAAATGGCTTTGTTGATAACATGGTCAATACGTTTGACGCAAAGTGGAATGAAATCGACAACGGTCTCAAGAGCGACTTCATTGGTACGATTAAGGGCATGATCGATGCGGTCAAGAAAGGCGATATCCAAACCGTCGCCGAAAACACAGCAGCCATCATTTGGAAGGCAATGGGGGAAGAGAACCGAAAACAGGTCAAGTCTTACGCTTCTGACTTGGTTTCCAATCTCACCAGTGCTCTTAAGACCGTTGGTTCCAAAGTGGTTTCTTCTGCAAAACTCGTCGGAAACAACATCTTAGCTGGGATTACTTCAAAATTTGGAGAAATTTCCACGCAGGTTGTAGGTCTCGGCAGCAAGATTTCAACGTCTTTTTCCGCTTTGATCGGGCCGATCTCAGCATCCGGCAGAGCAATCAGTCTCGGACTTTCTTCTGGCGTTTTAAGTCAGTTCCCGTCTATCATCGCTGGCATTGCCGGGCTTATCGGTCAAATTGGAGCTGCATTTATGGGCATCTTGCAGACGATCGGCAGCGTCTTGACATCTCTTGGCATCCCAACTGGTGTCATCATGATCGCTGGCGGCGTCGCAATTGCAGCCGCAATTGCAGGAATTGTCGGAACGCTTGTCGGAAAGCACGGAACAAGTTCCGCTCCATCTGTAAACGACAGCTATTCGAGTTATCCTGGCACGAGTGATTACGATTCTGTTAATGGCTCCACTACATCCGTTGGGAGCTACTACCCGACTTCTTCCGCTAGTGGAACGAGCTCCGCAGAGCTTCGTAGTGCCGTCCACGATGGATGCTATAACGCATTTCTTGACATCTTCCAGCGGTACGGAGACGAGCTTACCGGAGGGAAAGAGCTCAAGATTTACCTTGATGGTAAGCAAATCACTGCGTCCGTTGAGAAACGGCAGTCTGAGCGTGGGTTCCAGATTATGGGAAACGAAGTTTACAGCTACTAAGGAGGTTTACGTTTTATGCAATCTCTCGTCACAGTAAATGGCAGAGAGCTGCCTGAGCCTTCCTCCTACGACGCTACAACAAGCACTATAGTCGATTCTGGACGAAACGTACAAGGCAAAGTCGTTGGGTCTGTGGTGCGGCACGATGTTGCGAAGATTTCCCTAAAATGGAATTATCTTACCGCAAGACAGTGGGCGGACGTCATCGGGCCGTTCACCACAAACTTTTACTGCACTGTTCGGTTTTATAACCAAGCAACTGCAAGCTACACGACAAGGCAAATGTATGTTTCCGATAGAACCGCCGGAATGTGGAGGCGTTCCCCGTCCAACGGAAACGTTATGGGATGGGTCGGGACATCCCTTAGCCTGGTTGAAGTTTAAGAGAGGTGATTATTTATGGGCTTTCTGCCTTCCGACAAGTGGCTTGAACAATACGACAAGACACTTGTTCCGGAGATGTTTGTTCGCATCACTTACCACGTCTCTGACGATAAGGCCCAAGCAGACGCCATTGCCAGCTCTTCCAACCAGGCTTTATTCAGCAACACGTTGTCTGTCACAGACCTGGATTCTGCTTCTTTGGCCAATTATGCCACCGGAGAACCTAATTTGTGGGTCCTTGACGGGAGCAAACTTTTGGTCCCAGGTTCAGAGCCATACGAGAACGCTGGGTATTTAAGTATGGATTGTGTTTCTGACACAAACCATCCAATTATCACTTTCTCTTTCAGCAAAACACACACTGAAAGAATCCCCGGAATTACAATCGTGTGGTCGTCCGCTTTAAATGAATATGCAAAATCTTTTAAATTGACGGTCTATAACGGCAGCGAGCTCGTTGCGTCAAAACAAATTGACGATAACCAGTCGGTTGAATCCTCTGTAGATTTTGAGATTTCTGGGTATGATTCAATTACCCTTGAAATTTTGGAATGGTGCATCCAAGGCCGTAGAGCTAGAGTAGAACAAGTTGAATTCGGCCAACGTATTCAATTCAACAAAGCGGACTTGCTCTCCTATACGCACGAATCGAAACGTGATCCGGTTTCCGGTCAGCTTTCCAAGGATTCCGTTTCGTTTTCCGTTGATAATTCTAAGCAGCGTTGGAACCCGGTAAACCCGGGTGGTCTTTACCAATATCTTTACGAACGTCAAGAGGTTTTTGTTCAGTATGGCATGGACATTGGAGATGCGGTCGAATGGATTGACGGAGGAAAGTTCTTTCTTTCTGGATGGACAATTCCGGCAAATGGCATAACGGCGTCGTTTGACGCCAGGGATGCTCTGTCATTCCTCCAGGATTCCATCTATACCGGGCACACGAGCGGAACGCTTTATCAGATGTGCTTTGATGCATTGGAACTTCTGGATGTTTCCGGGATATCTTACGAAATTTCGGAAGAATTAAAGAACTATTCTTCCGACATTTCCTCCGATGCTTCTTCTTATAAAAACGCAGACGTTCTTCAGCTTGCTGCAAACGCAGCCGGGATGGCTCTTTACCAATCCAGAGATGGGGTCATTCACATTGAACGTGTTCCTCTTGTTCCAGTCACGAGGTCTGATATTGAGGAAATATCGCTCTTGAATAGCTTTAAATACCCAGAAATAACGTTTTCGACAAAAATAAAAAACGTATCGTGCAAGGTTGGCGGCGAATCCGTGTTTTATCCAGCCGGAGCTAGTGGGAACGGAGCGACCCAAAGCATCAATAATCCGCTTATATCGAAATCTATATCTTCTAGCGCAAAAAATGCGTTGACCGAAACATACGCACTTCTTTCTAACAGAAGAAAGGTAAACCTGGAATTTCGTGCAAGCCCCCATATTGATGCGTTGTCTTTTGTTAGAGCAAACCATCAGTTTGGATATGCATCGAACGTTCTCGTTACGGATGCCAAGTATACCTTTAACGGATGTTTTAAAGGTACGATGGAAGGATATATGGTGGAAAGTGCGAGTGCCCTTAGACTTGATAAGGACTCCGTTTTTGTGGCTCCTGGAGAGACCGTTCGTTTAACCGCAACGCTTGTCCCTTCCTCAGAGGATTCCCCAGCAATCGGATGGGAAGCATCTCCTCCCGACGTTGTTTCCATTTCCGTCGTTTCCAACAAAGGCGGCGTTTCTGTTTGCGACATTTCTTTTGTTTCCAGTGGAGATGCCGTAGTCACAGCCTTCGTGTCTTCCGTATCTGCAAAGTGTACCGTTATCAGTCAGGCTCCGTCTTTGTCGGATATGCCGGAAGGATCGTCTGTTTACATTCAAGAAAGTGGTGCGGATGTAGAGTTTGTTGTCGCAAAACATGGGTATGAGCCTGGCTTAAATGGTCCGGGGAGAACACTTCTTATCAGGAAAGAACCTCTTGCTGAAACAGTGTGGAACCAGACGCACGTCAATACATACGACGGAAGCTCCATCGACAGGCTGTTGAAGGGAGATTACGCAAACAGATTTAGCGACACCGTCAAGTCCGCAATGGGGATTACCTCTTTCTATTACACGGTAGGCGGTAGCACTACGGAAATCAGAACGCTTTCTCGCAGTGTTTTTCTTCCGTCTATTTATGAGATGTTTGACCCGGAAGACAAAAACGCAGATGTTTATGTAAATGGCAGTAACCCGTTTTTTAAAAAAGAAGGTTCTGTACTACCAAAGCAAACCCGAAATGTTTTTGTTCAGTCTTATGATGATTCCGTCAATCGTCCTATCCGCAGATGGTCACGCTCCCCTGCATGGCGAGATTATTCCGGGAATCCCATTCAAGGCCAGCTTGTTGGAACATACAGTCTCGGAACAAATAATGGAGGCAAGACGTTTTTCTATTCAGAATCGTATAACGCGTGGAGTTCCAATAAATTCAGCCCTGCTTTTACGCTTCCGTCTACGACTAAAGTTGGTAACGACAAAAAGATTTTGCTTTAAGGAGGGACTATGGCGATTTGGATTACAGACAGAACCCAAGACGATGTTGACCGCCTAAAGCTCATTTATGTTAAAGCCGTGAACGGGACCTGGACGGATGAGGAAAAAGCGGAGTGGCTTTCCGGTATGAAAGGGGCTCTTGACTACAGAGATTTTTCGAGAATAGAAACCGGCATATCCGAGCTTGCTTCACTTCTCGGTGCGGACGTAGATGTCAAGACGGACTGGGACATAAACGGGTATCTTACCACGTCAGATGCTACTAGGTGGCTGTCAAATGTTGAATCCATCCGCTCAAAAAACTCGGGAAACGCTCAAGTTGCGCCAACGCCTACGTCTATGGACAGGCTTGGGTTTGAAACAATGAACCAACTTGAAAGCATTTTGTCAGACATAGAATCAATCGCCAAAACTTACGTTACTTTTTCTGGCGAATACATGGCTGGGGAGGACCAATATGGTTTTTGAAGACCGCATCTCAAAATATCCTGGCAGATGGACAATGGTCCGTGAAGATGGTTCATCCGAAGTCGTTACGCTTGTTAGAAATGACGAACCGATAAAGCAAGGAACGCCCATCAACGCGGAAACATTAAATGAATTGAGCACGGTTGCTGGTGCAATCAACGCAAAAGAAGAAGCTGTTTCCGCTGCAAATTCCGCTGCGGAAGAACGTGCAAAAGCAGAACAGGCTGCAAAAAATGCCGCAAAAGATGTTTCTGCAATTGTAAAAGCGGACTCTGAAAATGCAGCTTTGTCTGCTGCTGCTGCCAAGACAAGCGAAATCAATTCAAAGCGTTCGGAATCTCAGTCTGCTACTTATTTGCAGGGCACAAAAGAATACTTTGAACAGGTCCGCACCATCACCATCGGAGCACAGGGATGGTATGCCACACCAGAGGCGTTAAAGGCTGCGGTCCCGGTAGGCGAAAACGGCTGGTGGGCTGTCGTCGGAACGACCGACACCATCTGGACGTGGGACAACGATACAAAATCGTGGAAAGACAGCATTCAAAAAGTCGATCTTTCCGACTACTACACCAAAGCCCAGGCCGATGCCAAGTTCGGCACGCCGTACACCCTGCCGCCCGCTACGGCAGACCAGCTGGGCGGCGTGAAGGTAGGCGACTATCTGGACATTGCCCCGGACGGCACCCTGAGCGGCAAGACGCTGTATGACACCATCGCGGCCAGTGTGGCGGTAAAGTCGGAGGCGCGGCTGGTGTGGAGCGGAAAAACAACGATTGGGAGGAGAAAAACTGAGACAATTAACGTTCAGGACGGTGTAGATTACGTTAACCTCCGCATAAACGAAACTGATTTTAATCTTACCCCTGGTATGACATATGAAACTGGCAGTTTGGGCGCGGGAAATCTCACGGTCACAGTATTATTTTCGGCCGACAAAAAGCGTCTTGAATGTACCCTTACCAATACGCTGAATACTGTATCGGTTGTATTCACCGGCTACCACTACCCCACCTTGGCAGAGCTGCTGACCGAGACGCAGTCCGCGCAGGCGGACACGGACGCTATGGCGGTAGATCAGGAGTACCGCCTGACCCTGCTGGAGCTGGGACTGACCGATGACACCACCACTGATACAAGAACCACATAAGGAGGTAAAAACTATGTTGTATCGTACCTGTAAACGCCTGATCGAGCGCGGACAGACCGCTGGTCTTGCGGACAAGCTGGACGTTTTCTACGCCATTGGCCGCATCACCGAGGCCGAGTATAAGGAGCTGATCGAGCTGCTGGAGGACAAGACCGGCAATAAGAACAAGGAGGCTTAAATGAGTAAAACAATCATGGACGTTTCCCGCTGGCAGGGCAACATCAACTGGGACAAGGTCAAGGCCAGCGGAAAAATTGACGGTGTGATGCTGCGGGCCATGGGCAACAGTGCAGACGGCAAGGCAAGCAAGCCGTATCTGGACCCGACCTTTGCCCGCAACTACACGGAGTGCACTCGGCTGGGCATCCCGGTGGGCGTGTATGGCTACTTCAAAGCTGCCAACAAGACGGAGGCGGACAAGGAGCTGGCCCTGCTGAAAAGCGCCCTGATCGGCAAGACGCTGCGCCTGCCGGTGGCTGTGGACGTCGAGGACGCGCTGCCCGCGAAACTTAGCAAAGAGGTGCTGACAGACCTGACCGCTTACGAGCTGAAAACGGTGCAGGACTGGGGATTTTACTCTATCTTGTACACCTACCTGAGCTATGCAGACAAGCACCTTTACATGACCGGCGCGGCGCTCAAGCCCTATGATGTGTGGCTGGCGGCCTACCGTAGCCAGAAGCCCGCCACGGTATACTCCTATGGGATGTGGCAGCATACCAGCTCCGGCAGCGTGCCGGGCGTTGCAGGCAATGTTGACCTGTCCATTGCTTACAAGGACTATACCAGCATCATCTGCAAGAAGGGCCTGACCCGTCTCCGGGAGGGTGCATGACCAAAGAGCAGGCAATCTTGTGGGTGGTGGGCATCCTTGGCAGCGTGTGTGCTGGTGCGATCACGCTGGACAAAGTACTGGACATCATCCACAAGTACGTCAAAAAGGCCGGAGCACCAGACGAGGCGCAAAATAAGCGGCTTGACGACCTTGACCAGCGCGTTGGCGCACTGGAAACCGGCTATACCCAGCACACAGCGGCGCTTTCCCGCGATTTGAGCCGCTTTGGAGACATCGACGAAGTGAACCGCCTGACCCTGCAGGCCGTGCGTGCCTTGCTGGAAGCGCAGCTCACCGGAAATAACGTTCAGGCCATGCAGAAAAGCAAGGCCGACATTGACAACTATTTGACAGAAGGAGTAACGAAACATGGCAGCAATTCTTAATTTCATCCCCACCCCCGTCGCAATCGCTCTCATCATCGTCGGCTTTGTGGCTCTGGCTGTCGGCGCTATCCGCATGGGCTATAAGCAGCTGGTCAAAGATCTGGCCTATGACCTCGTGTGCAAGGCCGAGGACAGCATCATGGGCAGCGGCCAGGGCGCAAAGAAAAAGAAGCAGGTCTTTGACGCGCTGCGTGCGGCCTGCCCTGCATGGCTGAAGCCTATCATCACGGATGAAGTGCTTGACGCGGTGATTGAAAAGGCCGTAAGCCTGATGAAGAAGGCACTGGCAGAAAAGAAGCCTACCATCAACAAGGAGTAATTTATGATCGAGCTAAGCGTATCTCTCGCATCCAATGGCGTCGTCAAAGTGCCGGGCTATGAGCAGCTGGTGCGCTTTGGCTACACCAAAAACCGGGGCGTGTACCGCCTGCACGTCGATGCAACCGGCGAGTGGGAAGGGCTGATCATCCGCGCATTCTGGCACCTGCCGGGCGGCTCTGACCCGGCATCCTCGCTTGTGGTGGACGGTCTGGTGGGCGTGCCTGCCAGCGTGACCGCACAGCCCGGCAATGGCTGCATCACCTTTGAGGGCAGCGACGGCACCAAGACAGTGACCAGCGCAGACCTGCACTACCGTGTCAGCGCCAACAGCGGCACGGAGGACGGCAGCCTGCCGGAGCCCGGCACCCCTGCCTGGCAGGAGCTGGTGGGGGCCGTTCATACCGATGCCACCGCCGCAGAGCAGGCTAAGACCGACGCGCAGACTGCAGCGCAGCAGGCAGGAGCAGCCGCACAAAAGGCCGGACAGGCCCTCTCTGACACTATGGATGCCAAAGAGGACGCCCTGGTGGCCATCGGCACTGCCCAGGCTACCGCCACGCAGGCTGTTGACACTGCCCGGGACAAGGCCCTCCAGCAGGTGGAAGCCTCTACAGAAGCCGCCCAGACCGCTGCCAGTGAAGCCGCCACCAGCGCAGGCAGTGCAGGCCAGAGCGCTCAGGAAGCCGCTGGCAGCCTGCAAGAACTGAAGGACGGCATTGCCGCTGGTAACTTCAAAGGCGAGAAAGGCGACCCCGGTCCCATCGGCCCTGTCGGTCCGCAGGGCGTACAGGGCCCACAAGGCCCCACTGGTGCTACCGGAGCCACTGGCCCGCAGGGTGAAACTGGCCCTCGTGGTGAACAGGGGCCGCAGGGCGAGAAGGGCGAGACCGGTGAGGTGGGCCCTGCTGGCGCACCCGGCAAAGACGCCACCGTGGACGCCACCCTGACCCAGAGCGGCAAGGCAGCTGACGCTAAAGTGACCGGCGATGCGCTGGCGACCAAAGCAGTCATAGATGACACCACAGTCGGCACCGACGCATGGAGCAGCAAGCACATCATTGACACCCTCTGTCCGCCAATCTCTGAGACCGGGAACCCGGCGCAGTGCTACCCCGTGGCAAATTATCCGCTGGGGGTTGTGGCCAGCTTGGAGCCCACGCAGGCGGGAGAGGGCGACCCAAGCCCGGAGAACATCCGGCCGATTTCCGGGCGGGATGCGCTGAGCGTGGAACGGTGCGGGGAGAATTTGCTGGACAAAGCGCGTTTTCCCATCATTAAAACCAAATACAACATTAAAACGACTTCTGAGATGACTTTGCCTGCCGGAACTTACACAGTTTGTGTCTTGTCAGTGGCAAATGGAGTCTACGCACTCGGTGCTGACGTTGAGCATACATACGACTCCAATAAGCACACATTCGCACTTGCTAGACAGACCGCAATAAGGTTAGATGCCTACTGGTCAAAAGGACGGCCTGAAAAGGATGAAAATATTTGGCTTGTCGAAGGCAATGAATGGAAGCCTTACACACCGTACATCGGGCAGACAAACACTCTGACCCTGCCTGAAACCGTGTACGGCGGCACGGTGGACGCAGTGACAGGAGAGGGGCAGGAGACGTGGGATTTGCTGACGCTGACGGAAACGGAGAGGATATACAAGCGAGATAGGTTTGATTTATTTGAAATCAACTTAGTGCTGCCAGTATCCGTGCCTACTAGCACGGTAGTGGCAAGCCATTGGAGCGGCACAAAAACAGCAAACACTAACGCCCTATACGCTGAAAATAGAAACGTTAACGTTGGATTACACACGTGCGGTTTTGATACCGTTGACGACTTAAAATCCTACCTTGCCGCCCAGTACGCCGCCGGAACCCCGGTGCAAATCGCTTACAAGCTGGCAGAGCCTGTGCCTTTCACCGCAACCGGCGCACAGCCTATCTCTTCTCTGAGCGGCGTCAACACCCTGCTGACCGACGCGGACACCTTGACCGTGACCGGCAGAGCAGACCCCATCAAGCGCATCACTGACCTTGAGGACGCCATCGCGTCCATGACTACCACTTAAAGGAGATATACATTATGGCTATCAAAAGTAAAGCCCGGCATGACCTGACCCTGCGCTCCATCAAGCGGGAAATTGCAGCAGGACGCGATGTTGCGTTCTGGCTGGATAAAGCATATATGCACTACGACAACGGACTGCTGACCGCAGATGACATCGCAGCCGTGGAAGCCCTTGCACAGGCGTACTATGACGCACTGGATGCTGAGGACAAGGCGAACGCTGAGGAAATCACACTGTAAGGAGGATATCATGGCAAGCACTACATACCGCCATCTCGGTGACGTCACCGGGATGTTCGCCGCACAAGAACAATTTCGTGACATCACGAAAATGGTGACAAAATGTCACCAGTTTGCCGTGCTTGGCACTATGGTGCGCAACGCCGGACAGCTGCCGCAGCCCTTCTGGCTCGGTGCTGCCTGTGGCGGCGGCTCGTGTAGTGCTGCCCGCTGCGCTGCAAGGGCTTGACAGACCGCAGATGACCGCCTTCATCAAAAGCGCACCGCTTGGGAGGGTAGACCGTAAGATAGCCTTACTGCGGTACGTTGAGCGGCTCCCGCTGCCGGACATTGCAGCACAGACACATTACAGCCGGACGGCGGTAGGCTACCGGCTGAAAGGTATCACAAAAATTTTTGAGTAAAAATCATCCCCTGCTTTGTCGAAGCCCTGCGTTCCACGCGGGGTACGTTGTAGGCAAAGTGGGGGACTTTTCGTTTATATACAATTTTTTGAGCGCTCATGCAAATTTTTCCGAGTGGGCGCTTTTCTTTTTGCTTAAAATAATCAAACTTTAAGCAAGATTTAATCAAGGTCTAAGCAAGCTATTTTTTGTCCTTCGTTGTACCTTCGTTGTCCTTCGTTTTCTACCGATGCGGTACACTGGGTGCAATAGGAGGGATGAACCATGAGCTATTATCCGACACCCGGAGCGCCCTATGTTCCGCAACAGCCTGTCAACCCTTACGGCGGTATGGGCACGGTCGGGCTTGCTACTCCCCTGCCAAACGCACAGATGCAGCAGGCACAGCCGCAGCGTCCGCAGCCGATGAATGGGCAGCAGCCTGTTCAGCAGTCGGTACAGGACGGCGGCTGGCTGCTCGGTAGACCTGTTTCCAGCAGGGAGGAGTTTTTGGCAATACCGTCTGATTTGTATGGCAGACCGACCTACTGCCCCGACCTGCGCAGCGGAGTGATCTACTGCAAGCGGCTGAACCCTGACACCTGCGAATCCTATGTGCAGGAGTTTTACAGCCCGGAAGCGTGGAGGCAGATGCAGGCACAACAGGCACAGCAGACCGCTGCACCGACACAGCAGTATGTGCCCATTGAAGAGTATAACGCCCTTGTCCACAGGCTGGATGAACTGGAAAAGTGGCAGAAGAGCTTTTCTAAGCCCGCTGCCGCAACGAAGAAAGGAGAATAACAATGTCCTCTCCGTTTGATGTAATTACGCACAGCCCTATCATGCAGCTTGCAAATCTGGCTCGTGCCGGGCAGAACCCGATGGGGCTTATCCAGCAGTTGAGCGGGCAAAATGCCCCCATCATGCAGGGATTGAACCTCATTCAGGGTAAGAACGAAACGCAGCTCAGGACAATGGCACAGAACCTCGCCAAAGAGCGGGGCATCGACCTGAATCAGCTGGCAAGCGTCCTAAACCTGACGCTGCCCCGATAACGCATCCCTCTAAGCGAAACGCTTCTCAGTTTTGCGGACTTGATAAAAACCGCTTTTATCTGGCTTCGCCCATCGCACACAGCGGTGGGATAGCATAACGCAAAACTGAAAGGAGTTTTGTTATGGACGATTTTGCAACTGGCTATCTGGCTGGGCAGGACGGCGGCAATAACGGCGGCGGCTTCTTCGGCAACGAAGGTCTGTGGGCGGTTATCATCCTCGCCATCATCTTCGGCTGGGGCACAAACGGCTACGGCCGGAACGGCGGTGACAACGGCATGAACAGCTACATCCCCTATTTGGTCGGCACTGGCGCAACCGGTCAGGGCGGCGCAGATACCCGTGCGGCTTTGTCTGAGGGCTTCTACCAGCAGGACACTTCCCGTTCTCTGGCTGGCATCCAGAGCGGCATCTGCTCTCTGGGCTATGACCAGCTCGCACAGATAAATACCCTCAACGCTGCCGTTGCGGGCGGCTTTGCTGGTACTAATCAGGCGATCTGTCAGCTCGGTTACCAGAACGCACAGCTCGTGAACGGTCTGGAACGCAGCGTGTCCAACGGCGACAACGCCATCAGCCTTGCTATCATGCAGGAAAGCAACGCACGGCAGGCTGGCCAGACCGCACTTGCCACGCAGCTGGCATCTTGCTGCTGCGAGAACAAGCAGCTCATCGGCGACCTGAAGTACACCATTGCACAGCAGGACTGCGCTACCCGTCAGGCTATCGCAGACAACGCCCGTGCCATCGTGGACAACTGCAACTCCAACTTCCGTAGCATGATGGACTACTTCACGCAGGATAAGATTGCCACTCTGACCGCCGAGAACCAGAACCTCAAGTTCGCCGCTTCTCAGGATCGTCAGAACGCGCTTCTGACCACCGTGATGTCTCAGCAGACCGATACCATCCTGAACCGGGTCAATCCTCGTCCGATTCCTGCTTATCAGGTGGCAAACCCCAACGTGGGCGTGAACTGCTGCGGCTGCTGCTAACCTACACACTCCCCGATAACACCGGGTGAACCATCGGGGCAGGGGTAAGACACCTCTGCCCCTGATTTTTTAGGAGGAAAACACTATGGCTTGCAAAACAAGCTGCAAACTCTGCCCGCACTTGGTCATCAGTCAGGCAGTCACGTTTGCCGACGATACTCTGACCATCAACATCCCTGCTGGCGCATACCAGAACGGCGAAAAGTATTGCATTGTCGTTGCTCAGAGCTTGCCGGACACGACCACCATCAACGCCCCTGTGGTCATTACCATAGGTGCAGGCACGACCGCATACCCTCTGACCGACTGCAACTGCGCTCAGGCAACTGCTGAGAGCATCCACACCCGCACCCGTTACGCTACCCGCGTTGCAACGTCTGCGACCGGCACCGGCACGTTCAAGTATCTTGGCTGCTTCTGCCGTTCTCACGCCGGTGCACCTGCATCCATTTCTTGAGGAGGTACAGATTATGGGCAAGACTAATTTTCGCCGCATGATGATGCTCCGTGACCACGATAAAGACCGTGAGCCGGAACGTGACCGCCTTGAGGAAGAACGTGACCACAGGGAACGTGATCTAGAACGCCGTCTGCGCAAGCTGGAAGATGGCAATGACCGCTATCCTTACCATCCGCAGGAGGAGAACCGCTACATCGACCCCTACCCTATCCCCCGCTACCCTGACGTAGAGTATGGGCGCAAAATGCCGCAGATCGGTTTCTCGCAGAACGGAGACTGGGACAAGCGGTTTGGGCAGTATGAGCATGGCGGTGCTGACAGCCGTTCCATCAAGATGCCACGCAAGCACCTCACCCACGATGAAGCGGAGGAATGGTGCGACAGCATGGTCAATGCTGACGGCACAAAGGGCTGTCACTGGACGCTGGAACAGACACAGGATGTTGCCAAACAGCGCAATATCACTTGTGACCCGAATGATTTCTGGGCAATTATGAACGCGATGTACTCGGATTATTGTCAAGTCGCAAAACGCCAGTCCGTTGACACTCCGGGCTTCTACGCTGACATGGCAAAGGCGTTCCTTGAGGACGCGGATGCTGCAGATGGCAAGGCATATCTCTACTGGGATTGCATTGCTGATAAGTAAAACAGAACCCCTGTGTAGCCGTTAAAAACTACACAGGGGGATTTTTTATACGTTATAGCCAAACGCTCTCATTATTTTTTCTTGTAGTTGTTTTGCTTTTTCTTTTGCTTCAGCTTCTTTTTCTTCTGGCGTTTGATTGTCCAATGGAAATCTCGGCTTTTGGGGAAGTTGCGCCGGTTTCGGCAAATTCGCCCAGTGTGTCACAATATCGTGTTCTGGTATTATTTCCCCTTCTTCTGTATACACGCTGTCGAACCATCCATTGCTGATAAAGTATGCGGCATTTACATAGCTTTTCCCTGTATGCCTATCCTCAACAGAAATAATATATTTCTCGCCAGTTTGTTCTGGTGGGAATCCTTCTTTCTTGATAGAGTGCCAAATTATACATCCCGTTTCAACATAATTGACATTTGTAGAATCCCGCCGTTCTTTAGCCCATTCTTCATACGCCAATGAATCTGTTTCGCTAGAGTGTTCTGCTTCCATCATATTCTTCCTTTCTCCCCTGTGCGGTCATTGTGACTACACAGGGGGTTATTGTTATCTCCAAATCATAAAGCACTTATTGTCTACGCAATCTTGAAGGATTTTTTTGAAGTCTTTGAACTTTGCGGGATTTTTTCTACCCGCATATCCGTAAATAATGCTATCGTCATAATCACCTATAACTTTCAAGATTTCCTTGCAGGCACCGTATCGGATTTTTCCGTCACAGTCCGATTGATAAAGGAAATCTGCAATTTTAATCGGAAGCATTTTGCTTTCAATCAATCGTTCCGTTTTGTCATCGTACGATTCAAGAGCGTATTCTTTTTCGGGAGGTGGCATATCGAAAATGTCATCAAGTTTTTTATAGTGTTCTCCGACTTCCGAATTAACAAGTTCTGCAACTTTCGCTCTCAACTTGAAAAAACCGAAATAGCCCACATCCATTTCACGCCCAGTCTTTTTGCATTTGATTGTTACGCCCATGCAATTCCTCCTTTATCTCCGATTTTTTGCATTGTGCTTTTGAGATTTGGCGCATCTGCTTCCAGCATTTTACGTTTTATGCCAATAATCGCTTGCGTGATTCCAGCTTTGTTTAACTGGTTTACAGACTTACGGAATACAAAATCAATGTTCATATTCGCCTTGATTGTTCCGTCATCTTCAAGATAGCAGTTTGGAATCCACACGTTTTGATTACTCCCGTTGATTTTGAAACGCTTTGCTTTGTAGCAACCGTAATCTTCTCTTACAATCAGCTCAACGGGAATACCCTTGTAATACTGCGTGCCGGTATTGTACTTTTCAGCAAGTTTCGCCTTTCTCTTGGCTACCTCTGCGTTTATTTTGGCTTGTTCCTCTTTGCTTCTGCACTTGTGTGGTTTGTATGTGCGCATAATCTTTTCCTCATTCCCAAAGTGTTGATTTTGACCTCATGTCAAACAAATCTTGCGGAGTGATTACAAGGCTCTTGTCGAGTTCTACCACACTTACAATGGAAAACTTGCCGGGAACTTCTCGCTCAATTCTTGCTTTTGCTTCCTCTTTGTTGTTCGCAAACAAGACGAACGGCGCTTGGAAGTGCCTGCACTTTTCGTAATCATCGTACTGGATTTTGACCCAATAAAAATTTTCCATATATCATCAATCCTCCAAGAAATCTTCCAGTTCAATCTTTCCATCTGCCGCAGCAGCCGCCAGAGCGTACACGAACTGTCCGATGGTCATTCCGTGCCGTCTGGCTTCACGGTTGATGTACTTGCGTTCTTCCTCGCTCATAAGGATGGTAATGCGCTTAGAACGCTTGCCGTCACCGCTTGCAACACCCTGATGCGATTCCGGCATCGGGATTTTTTTCTTTGTCAAGCCAGCTTTTGCCAGTGCGCCTGGTACATCGCCCTGTTCAATCAAACGCTGCACTTCTTTTGCCTGTTTCAGCTTCTTCGGCTTACCTTCGCCTAACACGGCATCACTTGGCTGTCTTTCGCTGTCTTTGGCTTGCTTCGGCTTAATACTACTCAATTCAGCTTCACTTGGCTGTGCATGGCCGTCTGTGGCTTCACTTGGCTTAATCAGTGCTTGTTCGGCATTATTCGGCTTTGTTTGGCTTACTTCTTCTTCCTTTGGCTCACTTCGGCTTAATGTCTGTTCCGAAAAAACAGGCTGGAAGTCAAACCCGCCCAACAAGCCGGATGTTTTTTTGCTGGTTGATTTCATTCCTCTTCCTCCCAATCTTCATCAAGGTCAGGAACGGTCGGCAACGGCATCCAATGAGTTATATTATGCGGCTTTCCGTTTTTGTCTCGCCATTCCTTAAAATCTTCTTCATAACCTACAATTTCTACATCGTATTCATCTTTGCTAAACCCGATAACGTATGGATTTAGTTCATCTGGCATTTCATCTTCTGATTTCGCCCATTGATTATTTGCAAGTTCTTTCTGCCACTTTTTCCAATACTTTTCAGCTAGATACCACTGAGAATGAAACGCCATTTCTTTCTCTTTATCGGAAAGGTCATTAAATGAAAAATCAAAATTGATAATGTAGACTTGCTCCGTGTCATCAGAACAAGTTGCATTCAAAAGATGTGGGTACAAATCGCTCATTTTTCTTCTCCTTCTGCAATCATCTCTGCCAAAGCCTTGAAATCCTCTGCGCTGGTACTCTTTGCTGTGTCACCGCTAAACAGGCTGTGCCGCTCTGCCTGCGCCTTACGAACGCCCATAGACGGTCTAATCTTCACGTCCAGCAGGGTTGTGCCCATGCTCTGTGCAATCACAGGAAGCTGCTCTACAACCTCTTTGGACAGGTTCTCACGGCTCTTGTACTGGTTCAGAAGCAGGCCTTCAATCTTCAAAGTCGGATTGAAGTATCTGCGAACATCACCAATGGTCTGCGAAAGCTGGCTTAGTCCGGCAAGCGCATAGCGGTCTGCTGTGATGGGCACGATGATGCTGTTGGCGGCGATCAGAGCGTTTACAAGTGCAAGACCGAGCTGCGGGGGAGTGTCCAAAACAATGTAATCGTACTGTTCAGACACGGAATCCAGCGCTTCACGCAGCCGGAAGTTCTTGCCCATGTCCCGAACAAGCTGCTCGTCAATGTCCTTCAATGCGTTGTCTGACGGAAGAATGTCACCGGCTTCGCAGTGCTGGATTCCTTCCTCTACCGTTCCTTGCCGGGTCATTACATCGAACAGAGTGCACACGTCCTCTGTCTGCGCTCCGTAGGTGTCTGTTGCGTTGCACTGGGCATCGCAGTCCACCAGCAGGACTTTCTTTCCAAGCAACTGTAATGCACCAGCCAGACAGGTACTTGTGGTGGTCTTTCCTGTGCCGCCCTTCTGGTTGGCGACAGCTATGATTTTTGCCATTTTTATTCTCCCCACATTACAAAATAACCGTTGTACTTAAATTTTTTCGCCGCCTTACCAGCTTCAATCAGCACCTTTCCTTTCTCAATCGCTTCGTCTGGTTCTACAGTGCCGTGTCCACGAGAACCGACCATTACATGAATTGGCGTATCAATTCCGTCTCCAACGGCGAAAAACTCAACTCTGTTACAATCGAAGCTGTTTCGCAATTTCGCTATTTCTCTGTACAAAATGGAACTTTGAACTTTTGCCATTTTATCACTCTTTCTTTATTCTTTCGGTGGTTCTGGTAAAGGCATCCAATGTGTCACGTTGCAAGGAAGTTCGCTCCCCGTTTCCAACCAATACCCATCGGATGACATGAATCCAAACATCATATCTGACGCATCGTCAAAAACAAGAACAGGCTCGCCAATAGATGGAAGCTCGTTTTTCACATTAATCCACGCCGGATATGTGTCAGGCACATCAAAGCTATCTGCATCAATAGAATCAAGACAAGTCCCGATACCACAAAGATACTCGCTATCATTCGGTCGGTGAAGTGCTTCCACTTCGTTGTAGTGGTTTTGCAGATAATCTCTTAGCTTGTCTGCATCAATCAGTCTCATACCTTCTCCTTTCTGCATCACCTGCTCAACGCGCTACGTCTTACTGCTCTTGTAACGCTTCAATGGAATAGAACGCTGGCATATACTTGTCTACGATACCCGCTTTGTCTACGCTTCTAATCAGATAGCCAACAGGTCTGTCGGGGAATGGTGTTCTGCTTAAAGACAAGATGTCCTTATACGCAGCCTTTACCGTTTCGTAAACCGCTTCTCTGCGTCTCGGCAACTTGATTTCAGGATGCTCTTTCTTCATCCACTTCTCAACCACTTTTGCCACGTCAATGCAGTCTTGCTTTTCCAGCTCGTCACACACAGACCAGTCAAAATCCTCGTATCCGCTTCTGCGGGGCTTTCTGGCTGCTTTTTGAGGTTCAGTAGATACTTCGCTTGCCTGAGCTTCAATCAGCGTCTCAGACGCTTTAATTTTGGGCTTGAACTTGACTGCCACAGCCTTTCGTGCCACAAGAACCGGTTCATAGGTCACCACAATGTCAGACACAGCATTGATTTCATCTACTGCAACATCAAGCACTCGTTTGCGAAGGTTCTTGTAAACATCGTAGCTTGCTTCCATCGCACCGAGCTGCTCTCTCAACTTCTTCAGACTGATTTCATGCGGTTTGCTGTCCATGTTTAGCCAGTCCCGAAGAATCGAATAAAGCAGAATGCTGTACTGAGACTTCATTCGTGACGTGTAACGCAGTCGATACCGGACATAGCCGCTTTCTGCGATGTCAAAGAAGATAGGGCGAAGGTCAGGGTTGCAAGTGATTGCCACAACATAAGACCTTGTTTCCGGCACATAGTCCAGTTTTGCCCTTGTGAACAAGACAAAACTCTCAAACGTCCCCTTCTCTTTGTCAATGGGAATCGACACCGTATTGCCCAGAAAGTGCTTGATCTGCGGCTCAATCCTTCGTGCATCAAGGCTTTTTAACCCCAGCAGGTCTCTGTACTCTGCCAACGAGAACTCCACACGGCTACTGCTTGGGTCTCTCGGATTTATTCTTGACAAGTAAACCTCTAGCAACCGAAGTTCGCCTGCCGTATAGTCCCTGAACTTCGCCCAAACAAGGGATTTACTTTTCTCGACAAGGTTATTGTCTGATATTTTTGGCATCCGTTCACCTCCTTTATCAGGCTAAAAACAGTATAGCACAGGTCGGGGGACAAGTCAACACGTTTTGTCCCCCATGACTTGTCTTTTTGTCCCCCATAGGGTCGTCAAAACGTCCCCCATGACTTGTCAAAACGTCCCCCATGCTTTGTCATTTCGTCCCCCATCTACTTATTATATATTAAACAAGAAATAAACAAGAGGTTAAATATCATCGTTAAATAGGCGATGACGATAATTTTCAACAATTTCTTTATTTTTCCATTCCAGTTTGTTGATAACTCAAGTCGTCACTTGCTGAATAAGACTGTACCGGTGGTGAAACGATCTTCCATTAACTATGCCAAACGTGGACGGATTGTGGATAGGTGTACAAAAAGTGGATGGAAAGGTATACCTAATCTGCACAATGGGGGACGGATTAACGAGCTACTTAATCTCAAACTGTATATTGACGGTGCTGCGTTATTTATTATGCGCAAATATTGTCAATTTCTATCCCATGGGGGACGGATTGACAAGGCGAAGGTATACCTAATCTGCATGAAACGTGTACAAAAAGTGGATGAACGTGGACAAAATGTTCTTCAAAAACTGCGATAATTCGACAATCAGCCGCTTATATTATTCGGATTCACGGTATAAGAATCGTTGGACTTCATAGCAGCTTCCGTCCCGGCATCTTGTGCCTGATAGAGAATCTCCATTTTCGGGGCGGTTCCGTTCGGGTCTGGGTCTGTTCCGGTAGCCTGTGCTATCTCATAACTGCCCGATACCATCCGGCAGACAGAGACCCTGTCCTTCAACGGTGTGTGGAGGTTTGCCAGGATTTCCGTCAGTACGCCAATGTGGTCTGAACCGTGATCTCCGTATCGGATGTACAACAAGGCATCTATCTCATAGGAAGAACACTCCATCATAGCATCTATGAGAATCTTACGATTTTCCATGTCGAAAAGGTCGTCCTCCAGATGCTCAAACAATCCGGGATGAATGCAAGCGTCTATGTATCGAGCCACTGATACGCCGCAGCAGGTGAACCAACGCATAGCCATTGGCAGGGAGATGGCTGCCAGACCTTGCTCCCAGTTGGCAATCGTACCACGATTCACGCCCATTCGTGCGGCTAATTTCTGCTGGCTTAAGCCGGAACGTATCCGTGCCATCTCTAATGCTTTGGCCGTTCTTACCAAATATTCATCCATAAATTCCCACCCTTTCAACAAAATCCGGCAAAACTGCTGGATTCGACAAGCCAAAAAATGGAAAAAGCTGCTATGGAGAACCAACAGCAGCCTGTGTTATAACTGTAACATCGAAAAAAATAATCAAACAGGAGGTAACAACATGATTATCATTGACGGAATGCCCGCATCTGAACCGACCGAAAGCAGAACGCCAAAACCGTGGGAGGGCTAGTCTATGAACCAAATCGACACCATGCTTATACCCTATGCCCGCCAGACCGCCTTAAAGCTGGTCTACAACCTTGCAAACAATGATGCTGATAAGTTTGCTTACGAAGAAGCAAAAGCCGTCCTAGAGCGTGCCATAGCCGCCTTAGACGATGGGCGCGACCCGGCAGAGAACATCGAAAAAAATAACGGACAGTTCGTAGAGCTGTGATTGGAGGAAAGATGGATAGGCGTTGTCCCTTTTGACTTGAACGCTCGTGGCTTCCCCGATGTAAAGTAACGGATGCAAAGAAAACGTTCGATTTTTACGAAGTTGTTCAAATTATATTGACTGTACAACTGGAAGATGTATAATCGTATCAAATGAACATTCGTATTTACTGATCGGGAGGATATGCTACAATGAGCGAACAAGAAAGAGCTAAGATTGACAGGTTTATCGCATGGCTGTTGGAACACCCCGATAAGATTCCTGCAGCGGAGCAAGCCCTAGACCTAGAATAACAGAAAACCCCTTGCGCAGAGCTACACCAGCCCGGCACAAGGGGTTTTTTAGTTTACCGGGTCAATCTTCACAGACTTTCATCAGCTCATTGAACCTAGAAGAATTTGCGCTTACGGTTTCGGATGCCGTGTGCCCATCCTCGTAGGTGACATAGAACGTCACGTCGGCTTTAGATTTTGCAGTAGCAGAACCATAAATAGCACCGGGAAGCCCACCAACAGCACCGCCGACCGCTGTGCGAACAGCAGCGCTTCCTGCTTTCTTACTAACCCCAGAAGCGACAATCTTTGCTTTTACAGGCGTTTTGTACATTTTCTGCTTTAGCTTATTTTTCTCCATAAAAAGATTGTATTCCTTTTTTCCCTTAAAGAACAAAAACAGACCAACCGCCATACAAATGATAAAGGCAGTGGTTGAATACATCAGGAGAAGAAAGGAAAACACAATGAAAGCCATTCCGAATGAGTACATAAACCTTGCACCCATGTGGCTGCTCTTATCGTTAAGAAGCTCTTCTTTGCTGTGCTTTTTCATCTTCCACCTCGCTTAAAACCAGTGATTCTTTCTTTTACGGTAACGATATTTTCTGCCGTTTCCATATAACACACGGTCATTGCCTTTTAACAAGGCCTGCATGAACCAGAAGCAAAAGGCGCAGCCGCACAACAAGTAATACATTGGCTTACCTCACATCTTCTCGATCAGGTTCATCAGAGCTTCACGCTGCTCTTTCGGCATAGATTCAAGTTTTTTTCTAATCCGCTCCACTGCTGCATCGACTTCACTTTGCGGCTGCTGGGGCGGATTTTCTTTTTGTTCGCCAGTGAGAAGGTAGTCTACAGTAACGCCAAAGTACTGCGCCAACTTAACTGCATTCTGATTGGTCGGCTTTGCATCGTTTCCGAAACTTGCTTCTGTTCTCCAATAACTATAAGCGGATTTTGGGACACCAGCATCGGTTAAAGCACGAGACGGCTTTACTCCCTTTTCTTCGCATAGTTTTACGAAAGTGTCAAAAAACACAAAACTTACCTCCAGTGCTTGTACAAGATGACAAAGTTCTACCACTTGAACAAAAACACTTGAAAAGTTCTACTGCTTGTGCTTTAATAAAGATACCGAGTTCAATTGGTAGAACAAATTAAAGGCTTTGAACAAATAGAAGAACGTTCGATAATGTTTTTGCTTGACACCATAATATTATCACATTCTTTCAAAAAGTTCAAGTATTAGAACAAGAAAGGAGAAAAAATTTGCTTCCTAAGTGGACAGGCGATGTTGTAGGAACGCTTCATGTTCACAATATCGAAATCAGAGAGCTTGCTGCAAAAATGGGATGCGCACCGGAATACTTGGGGAAAATCCTGAACGGTAAGCGTGAGCCTAAAAATGCGGAAGCTAAGGTGAAAGAAGCTCTGAATGAGCTTATAAAAGAAAGAGAGCAAAAATGAGAGAAATCGTGCTATCCATGCAAAGCGGCGAACCGGTAGCATCCAGCCGCCAGATTGCCGAGAACTTTGAAAAGCGTCACGATCATGTGATACGTGACATCGATGCAATCAAAAAAGATGTCCCCAATTTTGGGGAGATGTTCTTTGAAACCACAGCGCCGGACAGCTACGGCAGGGAACAGAGGGCTTACCTGATGAACCGTGACGGTTTCACCCTGCTGGCTATGGGCTTTACCGGAAAGGCGGCTCTTGAGTGGAAGCTCAAGTACATTGCAGCGTTCAACGAGATGGAGAAGAAGCTGACCGAACAGCCGCAGCTTACCCGCTCACAGCTCCTTGCAACTGCGCTGATCGCAGCACACGAAGAGCTGGAAGAGAAGGACAAGCAGATTGAAACCATGAAGCCGAAAGCGATTTTCGCTGACGCAGTTTCGGCAAGCAAAAAATCCATTCTCGTTGGTGAGATGGCAAAGCTGCTTTCGCAAAATGGAATTAACATCGGACAGAACCGCTTGTTCGACTGGATGCGAAAGAACGGCTACCTCATTAAAGACCCGAAACGAAGCGACTACAACTTGCCTACGCAGCGTAGTATGGAGATGGGGCTGTTTGAAATCAAAGAGACCACAATTCAACACAGCGACCACATTTCCATTAACCGCACTCCTAAGATTTCCGGTCGCGGCCAAGTCTACTTCGTAAACCTCTTTTTGAAAGCAAAGAAAATCCAGAAAGCGGAGGACTGAACATGGAACAGATTATCACATTAAGGCTGGTGAGTGCTGGTAATGATATTTCGTAAAGCGCAAAGCCGCAAGCGCAGACTGAAGCTGGCAATGGCTATTGGCGTGTCAAGAAACGATGCCAACAAGGTGCTATGGATGGAGAAATCCATCAACCAGTGCTTTGAACGTCACAATCGGGAAACTAGACTGAAAGAGAAGGTACAGCGTGGAAGAAAAGTACTGTGAGCGTTGCGGCCTGTATCTTGGCGCGGTCAGATCGGCAAGAAAGTACTGCTCAGAATGCAAGCGCAAGGTTGACAAAGAACGTGACAGGGAGCGCAAGAAGGCAGCGCAAGAAAAAAAGAAGCCGGAAAAGACGTTTCCATCCATCGGAGAAGTGCAAGCCTTTGCGGACAAGCTGGGAAAGCATTACGGCGAGGTGTCGCAGATGCTCGCAACAGGGGAGCTGACCTATGAACGGTAAGTATTACGGAAAGCGGGAAATTCGCTGGCACAGCCGGGAGAAAGACCGGCTGGAACGCATCCAACGTAAGCGAAGGATGGCAAACGATGAAGAAAGCAATAAGCAACTTCAACAAAAGCAGTCCGTGGCAGAAACGCTGGAAAGAGCGTGAACCTTTAAGACTGAAACATATCGAGAAAGAAAGAGTGAGCAAAAATGAAAAAAATCAAGGTAAGAATCACATTCACCGAAGCAGTTCTCGGCACATGGCCTAGCAATCAGAACATTGCACGCGAGTTCATCGCCAGCAAGTCCCCGGATGCAAACACTATCGAGGACGAGGTTGCAGCTCTGGGTGCTGACGCAGTAGCAGACAAGAGCATGACGGTTTTCCCACGAAACGAGGAAGGGCAGCCGATTCTGTACGATTATCAGGTCAAGGGATTCTTTAAGGATTCCTGCGGCATGCTGGGTCGTATCGGCGGCAAGACCGAAACTGGCAAGAAAAAGGCCGTGAACGAAAGCGGCAAGCTGACGGCCTACAAGAAGGTCATTGATGGGTTGATTTTCGTTCAGCCCCGCATGATTCCCATTCATGTGAACGGTGAGATTACCGAGTGTCAGCGCCCACTGCGTGCCCAGACGGCACAGGGCGAACGTGTCAGCCTTGCCAACAGCGAGCAGATTCCCGCTGGTTCAACCTGCGAGTTTGAAATCGTTCTTCTGGACGATTCTCATGAGAAGGTCGTGCTCGAGTGGCTGGATTACGGCGCTCTGCGTGGCATCGGCCAGTGGAGAAACAGCGGCAAAGGCCGCTATACCTACGAAATCCTCAATTAACCGCTATGGCAGGGTAGGGCCGTGCTGCACTCGGCGTGGAACGGCAACGGCATAGTGACGATTGGCTCAGAAATGCTAAGGCAACGCCTGGAGACGAAGCGACTTGAGCGGCAACGGCGATGCGCTGATTTGACGAGACCTGCAAAGGAATGGCGAAGCAAGGCTCAAACGAGCAATGGAATTGCATGGAACCGACATGATCGGCACAGCAAAGGCTATGGATGCAAGGTGTAGCTTTGATAAGCAGAGGCATCGAACGGCGGCGACGTGCGACGCAATGGCAAAGAATAGAAACAATAGGCTAAGGCATTGAGTAGCTAGGAGCAGGACAGCAAAGGCAAAGCAATTCATCGAAAAGCAACGGCAAAAGCGAAAGGAGAAAAATGAAAGCACTTGTGGAAATCGCCCTGATCTGAAGCATCGTTCTGGCGTTGATTCTTGCAGCGTTCCTTTTGAACCTGTGGCTGGTACATCTCGTTGAACTACTGGTCGGCGCAAAAGGAACATGGGGAATCATTGTGGCAGCCGCCGTAATGGCAACTGGATGGATTTTTAGTTTTGGCAGCAAAAAGGAGAACCAATGAAAACTTTGAAAGGAATGGCGCTTTCCATGCTTGGTCTGGTCGCGGCAATTGCGGCAGTCGGTTGCGGTGACACGATTCAAGGATGCCAGACCACAGCGCAGATGCTTGGCTGGGTAATCGTTTCGTGCGGATTTCTTGCAACAGCTATCGTTCTGTGTGCACGGGCGGTAAGCGTCGAAGAAGAAGAGCGAAGCGAACGCGAGCGCCGGAAAATCAAGCGCGTTGCTCACCACACCAACGAGTGGAGGGATGCTTGATGAAATGCCCGATGTGCGGTAGTGACAACATCACAACGGTTGATAGCCGGTCTGACCACGATAGCATCATTCGCCGAAAGAAGTGCATTTCCTGTAACCATCGGTGGTCTACCATCGAAATTGACAAAGACCAGTGGTACAGCGCACTGCAAATCAAAGAGGAACGCAAGAGAGGGAGACCCAAAGATGATTAACCTTGACAGATTCGGTGGCGTGACAGAGCCGGAGGACGGCGTATATTTCATGACCAACGAACAGATGGCGGAAGCCAAAGAAGCTGACCGGCTGGCAGCGATTGAGGACTTGCGGTCTGAAATCGATGACAGGGAAGCAGAGCTGAAAGGCCTCCGCGCACGGTTGGCAGACCTGATGGCTGGTTGATTTTATACAGCCAAATTAAGCCAAAGTAAGAACAATGATGCCTAATGAAGCCGAAGAAAGGAAAGAAAATGGGCAAATACAAGAAAGAAATTAAGTACTGCGAAAAGTGCAATAAGCCTTTTTCGGTGTTTCCAAACAGCACCGAAACTCTTTGCACAAGTTGCAAAAGGAACAGCTTGGAGGAAACGCTTCGCAAGAACGGTCACGCACCGCAGCACACGCTTGTTAGGAGCTTTTGTGACAGCCTTAATGAAGCGTTTGCTGTAGAAGATGCCGCAAGAAGGGCTTCGTGGGACGAGAGCACAAGCATTGAGAAAACGTGTCGTGACTGCGGCAAAGCATTCAAGGTTTCTCGTGCAGAGCGCATTTTCTTTGAATCGCATAACATGGCACTCCCCAAGCGTTGCCCGGCTTGCCGTAAAGCGAGGAGAGAAGCGAGGAAGGAGAATAACTGATGGCAGTATTAGTAATGGTCTATGGTCATTCCGGCAGCGGAAAGTCCGCATCGCTTCGGAACTTTGACCCGGAACAGGTGGCGGTTATCAACGTGCTTGGAAAGCCGCTTCCGTTCCGAAGCAGCATGAAAACGTACATTACCAACGACTACGGCAAGATTGATGCCGCAATCCATAGCACCAAGCGCAAGTCCATCGTCATTGACGATGCCACCTACCTTATGACCGGCGAGTTCATGCGAAACGCAAAGGTCGCCGGATACCAGAAGTTCACCGACATGGCAGCCAACTTCAATGCCCTGCTGATGCGGTCGAAGGAACTTCCGGACGATGTGGTGGTCTACTTTTTTGGGCACAGCGAGCGTGACGGCGATGGAGGCGAAAAGTTCAAAACCATCGGCAAGCTGCTGGACGAGAAGGTCTGCGTGGAAGGGTACTTTACCATCGTTCTGAAAACCGTTGTGCAGGATGGGCGATACCTGTTCAGCACTCGCAACGATGGGATGGACACCGTGAAAACCCCGCTGGGGATGTTCAACGATGCGCTGATCGAGAACGACCTTGCCGCCGTAGACAAGACCATCCGTGAGTATTACAACATCCCGGTTCAGCCGGATAACAAAGGAGAGTAACAGATGAAGAACATCAACTGGAATGACGTACAGGAAGCCACCGAACGCCGTGACCTGCCTGTTGGCGGCTATGTTGCCGGTATCTGCAAGGCAACGGACGAGCCTGCAAAGGAGCGCCTGAACATCGAGTGGGAAGTCGCAGAGGGCGAGTTCAAGGGTTACTGGCGTGAGCAGACCGCTTCTCTTATCGAGCGTGGCAAGCTGAATCCGGGCGAGTGGGCATGGGGCGGCAAGACAATCAAGAGCTACAAGGAAAAGGCGCTTCCGTTCTTCAAGGGTTTTATCACCGCTGTTGAGCAGTCCAATCCCGGTTACAAGTTCAACAACGATGAAAAGACCCTGCGTGGCAAGCTGGTCGGCGTGATTCTCCGTGAGGAAGAATACATGGGCAACGATGGGAACATCAAGACGAAACTGGTCGTTGACCGCTTCACCAGCGTGGACAAGATTCGTTCCGGCGACTATGAGGTCAGACCGAAGAAAATGCTGGCTGGCGGGTCTGGCTCTGCGCCTGATACTGGCGACTTTGCCGTAATTCAGGACAGTGAAGATTTTCCGTTCTAAAATAACGTATCAACGCAAATTTTAAAAAGAGTGATAAGATGAGAAAAGAAATCGAAATCAATGTTAAGCACATGGTTTCACCTGATGCAACAAGTTGTGCATACGGAGAGGATGTTGATGGATATGTAATGGCTTGCCATTATCACGTCCGAAGAAACAGGACACACGGAAGAAAGGCTCCTATGGAATTTGACCTTCCTAAATGTCTTTTGTTTGAGTGCTGGCTTGATAAGCCGTTTCATAAATGCGAAGCCTGTAAACAAGCTTGCAAAGACAAAACGGACTGACCGCCTACCTTATATAAGAGCTGCGCTATCTGGCTGGATTGCACAGAAGATGAAACCTTATCTGGGCGAAAATGCAACGTTAGGAAGTCTGTTCGATGGTATAGGAGGCTTTCCGTTTGTTTGGCAAAAGACCTATGGAAACGGTACGGCACGATGGGCTTCCGAAATCGATGAGTTTCCCATTGCCGTTACAAAAAGGAGATTCGGCGAACAATGATTATCTGTTGTCTCAACTGCACATCACGCTGCACAACTTGCCACGACACCTGCGAGAAGTACAAGGCAGAGAAGAAGGACTTCGAGGAACGCAAGGCTTTCGTGCATGAGCTGAACCACAGCCAGAGCGTATACCACCGTGACTACGAGGACAAGCACCGGGAACGTGGCAAGAAGCGGTATCTCGGAAGTGAATTTAGAGGTGAACGAGGATGAGAAAAAGAAAGTATAAGCCGGGCTGTTACATCATTTCACTTGATGACTTGATGAAGCAGGAGTTTGTTTACTGCGCCGGAAAACTTGTTCACAAAGGATGGTTTGGTAGCTGGCAACTGCGATATGCAAATAGCGAACTTGCCCGACTGCGTATTAGAGAAGCCAAAAAAATCGAGGACAACGAGTGAACACTGGCAAGCAGTTTGAAGTGGACTTCAAGGCATCTGTTCCACCCGATGCGTGGTGCTACCGGTTGAAAGACAGTGCTGCCACCTACTACGGCGGCAACGAAAACCTGTCCTTCTCCATCGACAACATCTGCGACTTCCTTGTGTACCGATACCCGATGAACCACCTGTTTGAGCTGAAAACCATTGAAACGCCCTCTATCCCTCTGGAAAAGGTGTTCGGCAAGTACGACAAGGCAAAGTGCAAATACCGCAAAGAAAAGCACATCACTGACATGGTGGATGCAATGGGGTACAGCGGTCAGACCGCCCATGTGATAGTCAATTACCGGGCGGTCAACCGCACCTTTGCAATCCCTGCCAGCAAGGTTCTGTCGTTTCGTTACAACGAGAACCGCAAGAGCATCCCTTGGCAGTGGGCAGAGCAAGAGGGGATAGAGGTTAAAGCAAAAAGGCTGCGTGTCCATTGGCGGTATGACGTGGACGGGCTACTAAAGAGATTGGAGAAAGAGAATGAGATTCGATGATGTTGAGGTTGAGATTTGCGACCGATGCGGCGAGTGTTTTTCTTGGCACGGAGAAGTAAACGGAATCCGAAAAGTGAAAATCAAAGAACGCGGCTATGAATGCTCGCCAGACAGGTCGTTCGTTCTTTGCCCCTCTTGCATGGTAAAGCTGAACGACTGGCTAACACCTGATGAACAGAAGCCCGACACTGAAAACAAAAACGAGTGGAACAGCATGAATGTTCAACCGCAATGCGGTGAAGCTGTCGAAATAAAGTTTGAAAACGGCGACCTTGACCTTGCATATCGCAAGTACGCAGACAAGCGTTGGTTTCAAAGTAGTGGAGAATGGGCTGCAAGCGATTCCAAAATCGTTGCATGGCGATACCTTTATTAAAAGGAGAAATAAGATGAGTAAGCGCAGAAACCGCCCCTCGTCTGGCAAACAGGCAATGTCAGCCAACCTCCGCAAAATCGCACGGCAGAACCAGTTGTACGGCTTTCACATGGCTCTGGATGGCATCGCCACCACATGGGGCGCACTGATTCAGAACCTTCGGTGCGATGCAGACCTAACCGATGAACAGGTGCAGAAAATCATCCGCATTGGCGACAGGTACTGGGAGATGGTTGGGCAGTTCAAAAACGAGAATATGACCCCTGACGAGTTTGCGGATTACATCACCGCAAAATCAGAACAGGTCGAAAAAGAGCTGAGGGAAAGGTGGAGCTAATGGACAAGGAACAGCTTGCAATCGCACGGTTGCAGGACGCTGCAAGGCTGTCAGAGCATCGGTACAAGAAACCGCTGATGGTCACATACTCTGGCGGTAAGGATTCACAGGTGCTTGTGGCTCTGGCTGAACGTGCAGGAATCAACTTCGAGGTGGTCAACAGCCACACAACTGCCGATGCGCCGGAGACAGTCTATTTTATCCGTGAGCAGTTCAAGGCGATGGAAGAGCGTGGAATCAAATGCTCCATTGTTATGCCACGGTACAAAGACAAGCCCGTGTCCATGTGGACGCTGATTCCGCAAAAGCTGATGCCGCCCACACGACTTGTACGCTACTGCTGTGCCGTTCTCAAAGAAAATACTGGCCGCGATAGATTTATCGCTACCGGCGTTCGCTGGGCCGAATCTACTCGGCGTAAGAACAGTCGTGGCGTGATGGAGCTGATGCACAAAGACAAAGAGAAGCGCATCATTCTCATGGGTGACAATGACGAGAAGAGAAAGCTCTTTGAAACGTGCAACGTCAAAGGCAAGATGACCGTCAATCCGATTATCGACTGGTCGGACGATGATGTGTGGGACTACACGCACAGCGAACACTTGCCCATCAATCCGCTTTACTGCGAAGGACAAAAGCGTGTTGGCTGCATCGGCTGTCCTATGGCTGGTAGGGGGGGCAGACAGCGTGAGTTTATGCGCTGGCCTTCTTATGAAAAAATGTACATCTCGGCGTTTGAAAGAATGCTTGATGTCAGAAAAGCAAAAGGCTTGCCGTACGACTGGCAAACTGGAATGGACGTTTTTCGCTGGTGGATGGAAGATGACAACATCAGCGGTCAGTTAAGCATGGACGATTTGATGGAGGATAACAATGTTTGAATTTGTAACCCGCTGGCTGGTCTGCTTAGTCCTGCTGGCAGCAGTAGTTCAGTCCGAACGGACAATCATGAACATGGCGAACAGCCTGTTTGAGGAACGGCAGGCAATGCTCGTCTGGATGTTCGTCAACGTGTGTCTGGCCGTTTGTACGGCTGTTGTGATGGGGTGGAAATGATGGACAACGAACTTTACTGCCCGATGAAGCTAACCAGCAATCCGCTTGGTCGGTGCATCTGTGAGAAAGAAAAGTGCGCTTGGTGGCGGCAGTTGGACAACTGCTGTTCCGTCTGGCAGATTGCGTGGAAGCTAGATAACATTGAAACGAAGATGAAGAGGTGAGAGTGTGAAACTGGTTGATGTTGACCCAATCATTGCAGCGTGGAAAGCTGTTGGTGTTGACAAAAAGAATGAAGCAAAGTCGTTTTTGGATAGCAAAAACTTCATCGTATACATACAAGGACAAATCAGAAGTAGCATTGGAGATGTGTTTTTAGATTTAGCCAATGTGTTAGAAAAATCTGAGCCTGCCAATATATGGTTTGATGCCAAGAAAGTTTTACCAGAAAAAGACAAAGAAGTTCTCGTAAAAAGAGAAAAGTTTGGAATTGAAATTGCATTTTTATCTTATGACGGATTATGGCAAGAGCGTGACGAGTACATTGTATTTAGAGATGTAACTCATTGGGCGTATCTTCCTGAACCACCAAAGGAGGTCTGATACATGGCAACACCCCCGAAGCGTGGTCGTGGCAGACCGCCGCTGACCGAAGCTGAAAAGAAAAAGCGTGAGAAGCGAGCGCAAAAGGCAAAAGAGCAAGCCGCTGCGAAGCGTGAAAAAGAGCGTGAGAAGAAGCGGATACAGAACCTCAACAAGAACAAGAGCATCCGTTCACAGGTCAGTAAGAAGGTAAAGGAGCAACAGGCGTTGGCTATCGAGAAGCTGAAGATGATGGCCACAGGGGATTTGCAGTCGAGAATCGGCGATGAAGAAGACAAGAAAGTTGTTGGCATGATTGCCGCAAAGTATTTTGGCGACCTTCCGAGCGTGGACATGAACAACCCCATTGAAGTGCAGCAACGCCTTGACTTCTTCTTTGACGCTTGCATCGAAGCCAGAATCTCCCCTGTGGTGGAATGGATTGCACTGGTGTTGGGCATCGAATGGCCTAGCCTGAGACAGATTATGACAGGCAAACGCCGTGACGACAGCTTGCAGCAGAAGTACATTCTGAAACTGATTCTGCAAATGCAGTCCATGTGGGCATACAACGGTATGTACGGTCAGGAGAATCCGGCAGAGTGGATTTTCCGAGCCAAGAACTACTTTGGTATGCGTGACAACGTGGAAGTCACCGTTGCACCGCCTGAACAGCCGTTGGGCGATGCCCAGAGCGCAGAGCAGTTGGCACAGAAGTACCAGACGGCTTTGCCGAAAGGGATTGACGTGGAATATAGAGAGGTGGCAATCGATGGAAAATAGCTATTGGTAGTAAGCCAAAAAACGTGAAGGCGTCAATACACAGAAAAGAAGGAGGATATTGTGGATAAATTTTTGTGCATCAATGATAACGGCTCATTTGAAAAAGGAGAAAATTATTTCGGGGAGGTTGAATTAGATGGTACTTTGGCGATAAATACGGATTTCTACGATGATGATTACGGAGAATGGCATTATCTTCCGTGCGGCAAATGGAAAGAATTCTTTAAACAAACGGAATCTTAATTTTTCACGGCGATAATATGACGAAATAAGGATCGTATCGAAGCATTGATGGCCAAGATGCAGAAGAAATTTGGCAAAAGGAGCAACTAATGCAAACTGACAGAGGAATCTACCACAAGCGAGTATGCGACCGCTGCGGAGCTGTTCTGGGCGGCAGGATGATGAACCCTGACGAATACTTCAAAGACTGGGCGTGGCGCAGGGACACAGGTGACTTGTGCCCGGAGTGCTATGAGGAGTATAAGCGAGTGATCGGTCGGTTCAATAGGGGAAACACAATAAAGAAACATTAGAGGTGTTAGAAAATGGGAAGATTCGTGAATATTGAGGGAGTGCTTGTTGTTCTTAAAGGTGATATTGATTATTACAAAAAAAGAAATGTAGTAAGTTCAAAGGCTTCGGCTGAAAAAGTTTTATATGAGTGGTTAAAGGAGCTTCCTCATTATGAAGGGAGCGTTGAAAATGCCATTAAGAAGCAAATTCCAATGCAGCCAATCAAAGAATCTGACGGTTGGGAATGCCTAGAGTGCCACGCATCAAATGATTATGATAAGCATGATGAAATTTCTTACTGTCGTTGCTGCGGGCAGGCAGTTAAATGGGATGAGGAGGATGCCTATGTTTGATTACTGCACCACCGAACATTGCTCTTGCATAGGCATCAAGCAGTTCTCCGCTGGCAAGGCTATCCGATACACAGCAGAATCCTGTAAGAACAAATCCGAACCGTCCAGTGGCTCTTGCAAATGGTACGCAGAGCCGGAGGGCGTGTGTGTGAACGACCAGTCAGAACACGTTGCAGACTTCGTGTGGGACGAACGTGGATGCAAAGAATGGGAGAAAAGAGAAAATGACAGCTAAAGAAACATTCGCCATATTTGTTTTGGGGTCGCTCATAACATTCTTTGTTGGAGCCTTTGTCACGATTTTTGAAATGTTTCTTTGGGATATGACCGATGACATTTCGCTTGGATGGTCGTGGAAGCATCCAGAACGTTCAACAATTATTCATGCAATGATAGTGGCAGCTATTAACGCGACTGTCTTTGGCGGTGGTCTTTTAGCTGTATGGCTGGCGAAAGGATGAAAAAAATGAGCTATGATATTTCACTGTGCGACCCTGTAACGCACAAACCGCTCAAAGCAGATAGTACGCATTTTATCGCTGGTGGTATGCGCGCTATGGGCGGAACGAAAGAACTGTGGCTCAACGTCACCTATAATTACGGTCACTTCCATTATCAACCGGAAGTGTTTGGGGATGGCGGCATCCGTTCCATCTATGGCAAAACAGGCGCAGAAAGCATTCCGATGCTTAAAAAGGCCATCTCCGCACTAGGTGACGATGTAGACGATAGCGACTACTGGAACGCCACAGAAGGCAATGCAAAACGTGCGCTGTACGGACTGTTGGCATTTGCAAAGATGCGCCCTGAAGGCGTATGGGACGGAGATTGAAGGGAGAAAAGGCAATGGATAATTATCCAGAATACCTTGAACGAAACGCACTTATTGAAAGAATCAAGAAAGCATATTGCGATGGCTGCGAGAGCTACAATGGAGTTAGATGCCGTGCTTGCGGTATTGGCGATGCCATTGACGTTGTGGAAGATGCCCCAACGGCCTTAGAGCGTACCGCTGAATGGATTGCACAAGACGAAGATAAGACGAGGTTTATGTGCAGTAATTGCCATGCGAGAAACAACCGAGACCGCTACAACTACTGCCCGAACTGTGGTTCTTTGATGGAGAACAGGTTATGAGTAACACACTCTGGCATCCGGCAAGCGAACAGCCACGAGAGCGGACGCAGCCTTTGTTGCTTGCGACTAAGACAACGTGGCGTAATAAAGATGGAAAAATGTTGCAATGATTCTCGCCGACAGCGTATTTTCTTGGCTGTTACGCAGACGGTGAGTTCTGGGACGAGATAGGCGAGAGACTGCCGGAAGATGTGACGGTGACGCATTGGATGGCGTTTCCGATGGTATGAGGTGATGAGCATGAACAATTGGATTAGTGTCAAGGATAGATTGCCCGATATTCCGAAAAACGATTTTGCCAGCGATTATGTTCTAGTTCACGACAAAAAAGCTGGTGACTGGGTAGCCTATTATGATATAAACGGTGATTGGTGTGAAGCAAGAGAGTGCATCCCATTCAAAGATGTTACACATTGGATGCCTATGCCTGAACCGCCTACGGAGGATTGAGCATGGACAAAAAACGAGACAGCTTTACATTCCAACGATATTACTTTGAAGCCATCTCCACACTCAAAAGTAAAGAGAAGTTGGAACTCTACGATGCAATCTGTGCATACGTTTTTGAAGAAAAAGACGCAACTTTGAACTCAAAAAAGGCAGAATCTTGTTTCATCTTGATTAAGCATCTGCTCGATGAGGAATGTAAAAGAAGCGATATTGCGTCAAAAGGATGGTCTACACGAAAGTCATCTCATCCTCATGTCATAAATGAGATGAAAGTCAGCTCATCTATGAGTTCAAAGTCAGATGACAATGAACCCATTGTATCAACTGACGGTCAAATGAACGTCAAGACCTTGCCGGAAAGTGCGGTCAAAAAGAAACCTGACATCTTCTCCGACTTTGCTCATGGCGATAAAGCCTTGCTGGAATCCTTGCGAGAGTTCGCACAGATGCGTACAAGAATCAAGAAGCCTATGACAGACCGGGCAAAACAGATGCTCTGCAACAAGCTGGAAAAGTTTGATCGGCATGATTGGAAAGCCATTCTCGACCAGAGCATCTATGCCGGGTGGCAGGACATTTACGCATTGAAACAGGATGACCAGTACGAGCAAAGTACGGAGATGGAGTTTCCTAGACTATGACAATGGACGTTCAAACGGTATTTATCGGTGCGCTGATGCTCTGCAAGCCGGGCGTTGTGGATGAAATCATACCAGACCTTGAACTTGACTTATTCAGACCTGAGCTGAGAGACGCTTTTGCGGCTGTTCAGGGCTATTGGACGGCTAGGGGTAAGATAGATATAGTTGAAATAAACACGCAGCATCCAGACGTAGCGCAGACGCTCTTGGCGTGTGTACAAACCTGTGAATCAGAGTGTGTACGAATTGACAGGGAGCAGATGCAGCGTTGGGCACAGCTTATCAGAGAACAGGCTGCACTCACTCGTGTGCAAGGCCTGGCATTTCAGATGACCAGCGAGTTTACCGATTATTCTGATCTATCAGACATTTACCAGAAGATGGGCGAAGCAATGAGCCTGAAAGCTGAGGAAGAAGATGCGTGGACATACGAGGATGTGCTGAACGACTATGTGCTTCACATGGACGAGAAGCCTGTGTACATCAAGACAGGCCTAGAGCGTCTGGATGAAGCGCTGCACATCTCACCGGGTGATTTCATCATCATCGGCGGCAGACCGTCTGCGGGCAAAACAGCCCTGTCCTTGCAAATAGCAGCAAGCATGGCAAAGCAGGACTACACCGTGTACTATTTCAGCCTGGAAACCAGCAAACGCAAGCTGGGCGCACGTCTGATGGCCAATCAAATATACTGCCCTCTGGACACGGTGAAAAATAAGGCGGTCAGCTTGAATGAGATTGACGGACAGGCAAAAAACATGAAGATGCCCTTATATATCCGCTCCGCTGCCGGGAAGAACGTGGCGTGGATGAAGGCTCAGGCTCTCCGTAAAAAGGCTCAGGTCATCTTCGTAGACTATCTTCAACTCATCCACGAAACGGGCGCAAAGGACAGATATGCCGCCATTACAGCTATATCCATTGCCTTACACGAGCTGGCGCAGACCACAGGCATTGTCGTGGTGGCACTGGCACAGCTCAATCGAAACCCATCCAAGCCCGGAGCAACGCCTACCAACTCCGACTTGCGAGAGAGCGGACAGATTGAACAGGACGCAGATGCAATCATCCTTCTGTCCGGCGATAACCCCGACAAGTACATGTTCCGACTAAGCAAGAACAAGGAAGGCGAGATAGGCGACCTTCCCATCACGTTTAACAAGCAGATTCAACGGTTCCAAGAATATACTTGGATGGATTGAAAGGAGAAAAGATGAAAGATACATTTTGGAAAGTGGCTGTTGTAATTTTCTTAATCGTAATTTTGACGCTTGGCACAGGTCTGTTTATCGTGCAGGGCGCGAAGAATACCGCCATTTCCTACGAGGAACAGGTGGCCGCTGCGCAGTCTGACATTCAGGTGCAGGAGAAACGCCGCTTTGACCTTATCCCGAATCTGGTTGAAATGGTTAAGGCATACGATAAGCACGAATACGATACCCTTATGACCATTATCGCGGTGCGGGGCAGCAGTTCTGATGCCGCCGTCTCTGAGATCACCACCCAGATTGCAGCCGTGGCAGAGGCTTACCCAGAACTGCAATCCGCCGATAACTACCGGGAACTGATGAACGAGTTGGCAGTCACCGAAAATCTGATTGCCAATTACCGCTCCGACTATAATCGCACTGTCAAGAGTTATCGGCAGTACGTCCGGCGTTTCCCCAACAGCACGTTTTTGAGTTTGACCGGGTATGAGGTACAGAATTATGAACTCTTATCGTTCGAGGTATCAGAGGATGCTCCGGATGTCGGAAACCTCTTTGAAGATTAACGGGATCGAGATCACGTTCCGGGAGATTCTGGCAAGTGCCGTTATCGTGCTGGTGATGCTGATTCTTGGTACGGTCATTTCCGGCCACATCAAACAGGCGGCAATGGAGTGCAAACAGAAGTACTCCACTGCGATAGATATTTCTTCTGAAGATCGGTTTGGCTACGGGCTTCGGACAGACGTTGGACGGGCTTTCTGCTACGGCACTCTGTCTGCCGTGGACACGGTATCAGAGGATGAGATCGGCGGGCCATATATGTACATCTACCGCGAAGAACAGCACTACAATATGCACACCCGCGTAGTAACGCACACCGATGGGAAGGGCCACACCTATACTACCACAGAAATCTACTACTCATGGGATTATGCTGGCTCTAACACATGGCATTCTCAGATGGTGCATTTTCTGGGCAAGGATTTTGACTACAAAAAAATAAATATGCCCGGTAGCAAGTACCTGACCACAAAATATAGGGGTAGTAGCGTCCGCTTTGAATACTACATCCGGCCAGTGGAGTACACGGGCACGATGTACGCCATGCTCACTGGGCACACTATTCAGGATGCCACGTTCTACGATGGCACAGACATCGACCAGACGCGAGAAAACCTGATGTCTGGTGCGGATGGCTGGGTAGTCATCTTCTGGGTGATTTGGATTATTCTCACAGCAGCATCGGTATTTGGCTTCTGTGCGTTGGAAAACGACTGGCTGAAATAAAAACGAGAGGCTGTCAG